ATGATACCACGGACATAAGCGTCAGGAGCAGATGGGTCAGCAACGATGTCAGCGGCAGTAGATAACATGAAGTCATCTTGAACTACGTTAACACCTTCATTGTTCATTTTTAATGAACCAAGTGCTCGGGATGAAACACCAAGGTTTGCACCACCGTCTAAAAGACCGCGAGCAATATTACCCATTGGGGTTTCCATAATCTTTGCGCGACCAATGTAGTTAGTACCTTCTTTACGAAGGTCAACAATCATGTGGGATACACGATCTAGATTAATGCTTGGAGTATCTGGGTGCCCTAGTTCACCATATGCACGATTCATCTTTACAGACTCTTTCATATAGCGAGCAACTTCTCTATCCATAACATGCTCTGGGTACATACGCTTGTTACGGTTTTGAAGGGCTGATTGAAGGAAGATACCTTCAATAAAATATTCTTTTTTACCTTTCTTATCTTCAACGATAAGATTAGTTGTATCGAAAACTTCTTTAATTAACTTCATGGTTATGCCTCATCAGGTGAACCGTCTAGTGTAGTGCTAGCACCAACACGAGAAGTATCATCATATGCGCCATAAGTGGCAGTTTCAACTTTAGTAGACCAACCAGCAACTTTGCGTAATACCAAGAAACCAGAAACGTCTTTTGCTGAACCGTTAGTAATAACGATATCATACGTTGGATCTAGATTAATTGGGATACCCCAAGAGTTAGCTTCCATATATGGTGCGTTCTCTGGAGCACAAGCAATAACGATTTTGCTATTGCGGTTGATAGTTACTTTGGAATCAAGTTCACCAGAAATGCTCCACTTAACGATAGTCACGTTAGGTGTATCAGAATTGCGAACTTGAGATCCAGCTGCGAGGTCAGCGATGGTAATAGTACCAGACTCAGCAGCTGAAGACGTGAAGTGAATCACAGTCTCTAGGTTAGTGTTTTTGACAGTAGTAAATGTCATTGCCATTTGTTATTCTCCGATTCTTTCGAGTACATATAAAAAGTTCTGTTTTGACTCTCTCATATACTCAATTATTTCGTTTTGATTACATAATAAGTTATTTAGGTAATCTTGCGTTGACTCGTTAATTGCAATAACACTTCCGTCATTCAACGTATAATTCAACTTACCTTCGACCAAGCGGTCTAATTTGTTGTACTTGCGCAATTCACAGATAACTGGGTCTACTGAGAATATGTTAGAAGAAGCCAATTCTAAGTATGACTCAATAAGAGTATCAGTAACTTTAACGTCATGATGTTCTTTAATGATTTCAGCTACTTTAGTGTTTGGAATTTCTTCGTAAATTTCTTTGGTGACTTCTTCTACAAGAGAAAAATTTTGTTCCTCTTGTTCTTTAATCTTGATTCTCTGTAAGAATTGCTTAAAGTGCATATTACTCTTGTTCTTCTGCCGATGGTTCTTCTTGTGGCGCAACAGCGTTAAACATATTATGTGCTACAGTAACTCTAAGGTCATCTAGCTTTGCAGAAATTTTCTCTGCCATTGCAGTGTTAAAAGCGTCTTCGGTTGCGACTGCATTACCAGTCGCAATTGCGTTAATTAATTCTAATGTTGTAGTCATAGTAACTCCTTAATTCCAATCAAATGAATCTTTTTGTTCACCAGTAGGTTTCTTTTTACCTTCTGATTTTTTAGCGTCTTTATCAGCAGCTTGTTGAGCGCTTGCTTCAGAAGCTGCAGTTTGTTGAGCGCTTGCTGTTTTTTGCGCAGCTGGAGCACCTTGCCCTTGTTGCATAGCAGCTTGTTGCTGCATTTGGGTTTGTTGCTGTTGAGCTTGGAACTCCATAGTTGGTTGTTGTTGAGCCAACTGTTGATCGCCCTTATTTTGAGCGAACGTGATATTAGTTTGTAGACTTGCTTTAATTTGCTTATCCATCAACTCGATTTGATCGTCAGTCATGCGTAATAGGTTGCGTTTGATCCACTCATCAGAGTAGAAACGACCAATAAATGGTTCCATTTGAGTCAACAAAGTAACACGTTGTGTTAGCAACTCAGCGTCTTTTAATTCAGCGTAGTGGTTATCTTCAAGATAATCGAAACGAATACCGTGACGGATATCTTCCCAATCTCTGATATTGATAATGTTCTTAGCTACCAATTGAACCTTCAAAGACTCCAAGAATAGTATAGCGAACTTCTTACGAAGTCTAACGATGAACTTGTTGAACTTAACTTCATCACGAGTAATCTCGTTAGAACGACCAATACTGAAACCTTCAGACTGTTGCATACGGCTAACAGGAACGTTTAATGAGTGGTATAGTTTGTTCTGGAAGTATTCAATATCTTCGATGGCGCCAAGGTTTTGTCCGCCAGGAAGTGTAGAGATTTCTGTACCCTTACCACCTTCACGACGAGGCATCCAGAAGTCTTCCATCATTGATAGGTGACGACGGTCATCGCGTGTTTCTCCAGTAGTTGCATCATAAACAATCTTGTTACGGAACTTGTTCATGATATCGTTAACATACTGTTCAGCTTTTAGCTTAGGTAAGTTACCAACGTCAACGTAGAAAATTCTACGTTCTGGTGCGCGAGAGATACGATAGATGACTAAAGAGTCTTCAATCATCTTTAATTGGTTAGTTGGTTTGATCGCTTTATGTAAGTGAGAAAGCGTCATACCAGAGTTCATGTCCATAACACCTGATGGGCAGTGAACCACAGAATCAATTGGAAGTTTTACACCTTGTGTAGATTGTTCGCTCATACCCTTATCATTGTAAAGGTAGAACTCTTCCATTGTCTTAACAATTTCAACACCTTGAGGAGTTTTCTCCTTCTTGATGTTTTTAATTTTACGGATCTTACGGGGATCAATAAAACGTAATTCTTGAATACCAGCCTTGACGTTATTTTCGTCTAAAAGAACTTGGTAATATAAGCGTCCATCAACATACCATTGACGGAAAATCTCATGCCCTCTATCATTAAACTTCAATAGTCTAAGAACTTCAGAGAACTCATCTGCGATTTTATTTTTAATACCTGCTGAAACTTTTAAGTCATCGAGGATAATTTCGATTGGTTGTTTAGTTTCATCAGAGATAAGTGCCTCGTTTATGATGTCTTCAATAGCGGCATCACAATCAGTATATTGGGCAATCTCGCGATAACGACGAATAAGGTCGTTTTCGTTTTTAAGTGATGCATCTAAATCGACAACCATGCCGTAGTAACCACCAGCATTAACGCCAGTGTTTACTACGGTGGAGCCGTCTTGGTTTGATGGAGGAACTACCGAAGGAATCGGTAGAACCTGTTCATCTTTCGCGCGTTTGATTTCAAAGCCAAAAAGCTGCATTATAAAAGTTCCTTCTTTAAAAGATTAAACTGGGAAGCTGCCAATTGGCGTATTGATAGTAGTATTAATACCGAAGCTAGCACCAGCACCTTCATTAGAAGTGAAGAAGTTGTAAACGAATTCAACGTCGAACTGTTCAATCGCGTTTTGTTGTTCGTAGTCTAGAGTAATCGCACCAATGTTAGTTGGGAATGCGTCAGTGAACTTATAAGACTTAATAGTTGCACCGTTACGGTCTAGCTGGTGAACAGACAAGTCAACTTGGTAGTCAGTAGGATTAGTACGACCGTTAGTTGTATTGTATTGTTGAATACCAGATTGCCATTGCTCAAGAGCATTACGGATGTTGAAAGTAGTATCGTTGTAAATCGAAACAGTCCAAGGTTGGAATGAACGCTCGCCAGCGAAGTTCACTGGACGACCACGATACGGAATAGAAATTGTTTCAATAGTTGATGCGGGTAAAGAAGCAGCACGGCATAGGAACTGTGCTCTCTGACCAGCAATAACACCTAGTGTAACGAATGATGGGAAAGTCAACTCAACTCTGAATTGGTTAGGACGTGCACCACCACCGATCATCTGGGCTTTAAAGTCAGCAATATTTGCCATTTAAATCTCCTTGTTATTACTTTTATTTATTCGTTCTAAACGAGGGGAGTTTCCTCCCCTCATCTATTATTAACCACCGATTTCGCTGAAAGCAATGCTTGAACGAGCGGCAACGAAGTTAAGAGTAATAAAGTTGATAGAACGAGTTGGTTTAACGAAGATATCGGCAACGAATTCGTTACGATCAATAACCTCACCAGTGTTGTTAGACTCATCACACTTAACTAGGAAGTCAGTAATACCACGACGACCTTGTACGTCACGTAGGAACGGTTCAATTAGGTTCTTGAACTGACCACGAGTAAACGCATCGTTAAATTCGAACAACTGATACTTAGCAGCAGTTGCAATAGACTTCTCAAGAACGATAAACAAGCGACGAACGTTGATACGGTCGAAAGCAGATGGTTTAGATAGAAGCGTCTTATCACCGAATAGAACAGTACCTTGACCTGGGAAAGTAACAACTGGGTTAATAGCGTTACGGTACAGAGTATCACGGTTAGTCTGATTTGGGTTAGTTGATAGACGAACAACGTTCTTAATTTGACCACGGTTTAGACCACCTGGAGACCACCATGGGTCGTTAGTATAGTCAGTACGAGCACAAACGCCAGCAACGTCACCGTTTAGAGGAACCCAACGATACACGTCATTGTAACGGTCATATTGGTACTTATAACCAGAATCCATTACAGTGTAAGAGTTTGAACCAAGCTCATCGCGATAAGCAATAATCTTATTGACTGAAGAGCTATCATCACCGATAATAACTTCACCAGTATCCATATCTTCTGGAGAAACGAATAGAACAGCGTCTAATCTCTCTAGTGCTATGTTGTCAATAATATGTTTTGCTACAACTGAATTAGCTTTACCTGCCATGATTAGGTTTACATCATACAATGTAGAGTTGGCAAATAGAGAATATGCTGTCATACGCTGACCATCGGTTGATGTCGCATCATCATATCCACCAGATAAAGATTGAGTTAATGGGCTAGACATAGAATGGAAAGTAGTACCTGCCATTGTAGAACCCCAATTGGAATCAGCCTGTGAAATATTATCTGTGTGATCAGTCCACCACAACCATTCAGAACGACCATTAATAACGTCTTTGTAGTAGTTGTTTTGACCGTCAGTTTTCTTGTTGTCAGATGCTTTAGAAACGAAAGCGAACTTTTCAAGAACAGCATTTTCAACGCCAGTAATATAACCTTTTTCGTCGATAATAATAATGTGTAATTCATCATTAGAACCACCGATGCGCGCTGCACCTTCAGAAGTTCCTGGAGGGGCATCAAACTCATCTTTGTAAGTCCATGATGAGTATGTGGCAGCGTCTGCCATAGATACTTTTAGGGTGTTTCCTAATTTTCCTGGATACTTGGCAGCCCACTCGCCAGTAACACCGCCACCATTGATATAGTTAGCAGAGTAATATTGAGCGTTAAGAATTGTAACACCAGCAGTGCTTACTGTAACGGAAACTTCAGCTGTATTGCCATTATTTGGAGCAGTACCAATAATAATTAAAGGTGAAGAGCTTAGACCAGTACCTCTGTCGTTTCCTGTAGAATCAAAATCAATACCAGTAATGCTTGACGCGGATACAGAAACAGTACCAATAGAAGCACCAGAGCCACCGCCACCAGAAAGAGTAACTTGAGGGATCTTCTTATATCCACTACCTTGGTTAGCAACAGTGATAGAATATACACCAGAAGTACCAACAGTAGTTGTTGCAGTAGCGCCAGAGCCAGTTGCATCATTAATTACAACTGTTGGAGCAACTGTCCAACCAGAACCTGGATCATCAATAATAATATCAGTGATAACTCCACTAGTTATAACGGCATGAACAGCTGGGTCAGTACCATTTTCTCTACGCGCACCACCTTCAAAAGAGAAAGCTGGGTCAACATAACCAGTACCACCAGCAGTTACTGTAATTGTTTCAATACCAGTACCAACTAGTTTAGCTTCTGCAGAAGCACCAGAACCGTTATCGCCAACTGCAGTAATAATGTTCACGGATGGGGCAGTAGTATAACCGCTACCAGCATCAGCAACAGTAATAGTAGTAATGCCACCGCCAGATAGAATAGCAGTACCAACAACTAAGTCGCCACCTTCTTCTTGTACAGTTTTAGTGATTACAGCTTGAGCAGTTGCACCAAAACCATCTCCACCTGTTAATGTAACAGTTGGGTTAGTATAGTTTGCGCCACGGTGTGTAACGCTAATAGAAACAACTTTTCCACCAGAGATATTTGCAACAGCAGTAGCATATAGACCAGTTGGGTCAGTAATAGAAACAGTTGGAGCAACAGTGTAATTAGAACCACCATTGGTTACTGTGATAGCCTCTAGAAGATTGTGTACATAAACTGTAACTGATGGTGGCGGATCGATGGAAATATAACCATCACCTTCATCTACCATAGTTACTGTGTTAATAGCACCTGTTGGAGTAACAACAGCGTTCTTCATGTTGGTAGTTTGTTGACGAACTAATAATAGATTATTAGAATAAGATAGGAAGTTAGCAGCTGTAAAGAAAGACGGGAAGTTAGCATTGTTTGGTGTACCAAAACGACGAACTAGTTCATCTTCTGAAGTAATTGTGATTGGTTCCAAAACTGGACCCCAGTCGAACTGACCCGCAAACGCACCAATAGAGGTCGCTACGGCAGGAACGATAGAAGTAAAGTCTTTTTCTACGACTGCAACGCCTGGAGATAATTGAAACGGCATTGTTGTTCTCCTTGTTTATAATGATTGCCTAGACAAAAACTGTCTACGATTTTATTTAGTTTTTAGTTGTTTTCACTCAAAAATTCAAAGGATCGGCTTCAGGTTTACCGTCATCATAGAATCCAAACGGAGTCAAATCTTCTTCGATAGCCTTAATTTGCTTTTCATACATAATCTTGCGCATATTGATATTATTTAGTTCTTTAAAATAACTCTGAGTTGTTAACCAACCAAATAGAACTAAAGGCATAACCAAGTCATCGTGATATCCTTCGTCGGCTTCATAAGAGCCACGTTTTTCAATAAATGTAGAGATTTCAGATATAGTATCAGGGTCGTTGATTAAGAGTTTATCTTCTTCAACCATAGCCTTAAAGTTATGACAACCAATACGCTTTACACGTTTATCAGTAGTAACACCTAACTGGGATTTCTGTCCACCAAAGCCACCACCGATAGACTGCACACCGTTTGCCCTTGAGACCATTAGGATGTTCTCGTATTCTAGTTCTTGGTGCATAATCTGAGCGACTTGGTCAGATACGTTTGTTTCAATTAAGATAAATGCGTTATTGTACTCCGTCGCAACTTTGAAAATCACTGAAGGGAATAGCAGTGGAGTTATATCATTTCGTTTGTATTTGGCTACAATACGATATGGAGTCTCAGTAATATCAATCATCTGAATTGTAGAAGAGTCGCCCTCTACGCCAGCTGCAATATCAATAATACCGCAGTAAGTATGATTCTTCTGCGGTCTTTGGAAAACATCTAAACCATCTTTGCTTAGAATAGGTTGATCCACTGACATCTTAGCAATAACGTCTGCACGGATTAGCGTTAAGCTGGAACCTAAGAAGTTACATAAAACCTCTTGGTTAAACTTGAGCTCGCCAAGCATACGCTTCTGTTCTTCAGCCCAAGCTGCGTCACGTCCTGGGATTTCCCAGTAAGGGATAAACAATGGAACGAAACCGTTACGGTCATTCTCAGCATCATTCCAGAAACGCCAGAAGTGGTTATAACCTAGTGGAGTGGAAGATAGTAGAATCTTAGTTGTCTGACCCGCAGAAATAGTTGGGTAAACCGCAGTGAAGAATTCCTCGGCAACGTTGTTTGGAATAATCGCAGCTTCGTCAACGTATAGCATGTTAACAGACTTGCCACGAATACCAGACTTACCAGTTGCAGCGGTGAAAACCTTTGAACCGTTTTCTAATTCGATGTCACCCTTGTTCCAACCAGTAACACCCTGTTGCATCCACTTAGGTAAGTTTTCGTACATCGTTTGATAACGGTCAAGAACTTCACGGGCAGCTGCAGCTTTGTTGGCTAGAATAGCTACTTGCTTGTTTGATTGGAAAAGAGTGTACCAAAGAATGTATGCGGCAGAAGATGTTGTCTTACCTTGCTGACGACCCTCCATAAGGATAACACGACGGTTATTATGAATTACGTCTATCTTCTTCTTCTGACAATCGTACAACTTAAATAGTTTTAAACCATAGTCAAGTGTAACAATGTAACAGTAGTTCTCGATAAAGTATATCGGGTCTTGCGCGCATTTGATGTACTCCTGAACTTGGTCAGGAGTAAACTCAAAGGAAATACCAGCAGCTTTTAAGTTGGCATTACTATTATAAATTTCAGCCATATTTTAAATTACAGTTCGTCAATCCACGCTTCATTTATTATAGTTTTAGTGGCTGGGTCGCCAGTAACACTGTATTGTGTGCTTGGGTTTTGTGCATTAATAGAGTCAGACAAATTGACATTGGCGGTAGCAATAACACCTTGTTGTTCCATCGGACCAAATAAAGATACTTTCATCTGGAAGTTAATAGTGTGTATAACAAATCTTCTAGTTTGAAAGTCGCCTTCGAATTCGTCAGAAACAATAACAGAGTTGAGAACGACTGGGACGTCTAACTTAACACCCATGTCATTAACTGCATTAATTGCCATGGTATATTCTGGTGTAAACCATGGCAAAATTTGTTCCATAATTTGTAAAGCATCTTCTTGAGTCTTTGTAATAATATACAGCGACATGTCGATGTTATATGGGACTGGGGTTCTTATGCTTGTAGATTGAGAAGGATCCTCTGAAATGCAGTTGTTTTTTAATTGTTGCATACGGTTGATCTTACGCAAAGAGTCGTATGTATATGCAATAATTTCAAAAGACATTCTTGGAAGAGAAGTCAGCGTATGATTCTCTAAGGTTGGGTCTTCATCAATCCTGACTAACCATTTTTCTTTGGGAGCGTAAGAAAGCGGAACGTGAATGCGTTGAGCCTGTTCACCATTTACTGGATCACTAATCTTACGGTCAATGTAGATGTTAGAAAACAAACGACCGAAGCCGATAATACATTTTCTAACAATGCCGTGATAAAATACGCTATCGTTTAACATTAAATCTTCTCGTTTGTAATGATGTAATCGCCGCCACCAAGAGAAATAAACTCAATAATCATATCTGGTATTAACGAAAAAACCATTCCGTTGCCAAAATTTAGAGTAACAGGGCATAGGGTTGATCTATTAACCATAGTTGTTTTTAAACCAGGAAGTTCACGACCAAGCACAAAACCTATATTATGCATATCCTGTCCGAAATAACCAACAGCTGGATCCAACACAATTATATCGGCTGGTTCCAACCCAGTAATTTCAGTAACTTCGTTCAACTCAATGTAAGTAATAGTTGGAGCTTTGTATGCAGTTTCTTGTGTAGTATTATCTGGGAATAGGATATATGGATTTCCAATTTGTTTCTCGAAAACAACTGGTCCACCGCCAGCAAAGTTATCTGTTAGAGTTACTTCCCACGAATCAGTATCTGAACTCCATTCTTGAATACTTAGGATGTTATACATGTCACCGCCAACGCGAAGTAACCATGCGCTATCAACTATATTAGAGAAATCTGCTGGGACTCTAGATTTCTGAAAATGGATATTATTTTGGTAGTAGTGGCTGACTTCATAAACGCCACTTCCTGGCATTGCCTCACCCAATGCTACAGAAGCAGTACCAGTTCCAACAAAATTCCAACCATTAATATTTAAACCACTAGCACCAGGAGTCAGATTAGGGATAGTTGGTTTGTCTGTTAGATCGTTATAGCTTGAAACTCCACCTAATAAACCTTGGTTATCTGTCAAATCAGATACGTCTTGTGGAATATTTGGCATGTCTTGCAAGTCATAAAAATTAACTTGAGGTACGCTTGCTTCAAAGTCGCTAATGATGCCTGCTTTTAGAACTTGTGCACCAGACTCTGGGTCTTCAAAAATTGTCATCATTAATTCTGTATTTGCTGGGTCAACTTCATTCCCATTATATACAGAAGGAATAACCCACATGTTATCAGAATTTAATGCAGCGAAATCAATTTGTTCTAACGAAGCCTCTGGATAATCATACCCATCAACATAAATGTCTGTGATAAAACCATCTTCTGTCACATCATATCTGTAAGGGGTCAAGTAGTCGCCTCTAGCAATACCCCAATCATTGGCGTTATAAACCAATTGATAGAAAACTTGGTCAACGATAAAAAATGAATTAGAGTCTAATGGATTTTCAACTGTCCACAATGCAGTATCATTAAAATAAACATCTTCTTCTGTTCTTTGGTCATCAAGCATAGAAGCCCAAACGAGTTTTCTATTTACACCTGGGATAACAACCTTACCATATTGATCAGCAGAAATTTTAGTTCCACCAAGATTAATAGTATTTCCACTTAGATATAAATCTCTGAAGCGATTTGTTGGTGAACCAAGGTCGTATGTTTCACTTGATGTTGGAATAATATCAGTAGAAACTGCAGTTAGGTCAACGTCACCCCCACCATTTGCTGCATATAACTCATCAAAGTTTTCGTTAATCTTTTCAAACGCTGTGCGTAATGGATCACCAGACTTATTGTCTGCCATTGTTCCAAGGTTGACTGTTTGTTTAGCCATTATACTGTCCTATCTGTTTTAATTGTTGTCTGATCAGCAGTTAATGTAGAAGTATCGGCTGCTCTAGAATATCCTGGGGCATTAGTTGAGCCAACTTCACCAAATGGGTTAGACTCATCAAATATTGCATTTTCTGATACAGCTTTATCTTTGAATGTTTGGTTATCAGCAAAACCAGTAGCATCTTCAACTTCTGGATTAACAGTGACGTCAAACGATTTTAGATTTTCAAACACGTCAATTTCTGGTATGCCAGTATCAATCTTCTCGCTACTGTATTGGAATAGTTCAATATCAAGTTTGTATGTGTATAACTTACCAAGTTGGTAGAAAGGTTCTTGATGTTTAACAAACTTAATTTCAAATAAACCCTTAGTTAAAGGATAGTAAATTAAATCACCTTCGTTTGGTCTGTTTGGTAGATATGTTGTACCGTGAATACCAATCAGATCATTCCAGCGTTTACGAGCAACTGTTAGAGTTGCAGACTGATCCATCAATAAACCGAACTTCTGGATAATCGCACCTTGTCCAGCGAAACTATTGATATTGTCAAAATACATTTCAATTGGATATGCATGTTCAAATTTACTTAAACGATCTTCTCCAAAAATTTTATCTACTGATACTTGTTTTCTTGGAATATACAAGAAATCTTTACCGTAGATCTTAAGAGACTCAATAATGATTTCTTCTATAAGATCTTGTTCACCAGTAGTACCTTGGGTGAAATATGGATTTGTCGCCATGGATTACCCCAAGAAGAAATCTAGTGGAGCTGACTTAGTTCTTAATTCATCTTCTAGATCTTCAATCTCTTTCATAGCTTCCGAATACAATTTATCGCCATCTAAAGTTACGCCACCTGGCAATTGAATACCAGAGAACTTCTTAATGTTAATAGCCCACTGCTTTTTAAATAATGCAGTTACATAATGTTTCAACCAAGGTTCATTGAACACTTTAGCAAAATCTGCAGGGTTGATGGCACGGTATCCTTGTAGTAAAACATAGTCGCCAATAATAATATCAGTTTCCCAGTTTACATCAAGGTATAAACGATTTTGCATACGGTTAAAACGATACAATGGGTGACCGTTTAATTCAAGGTCAAGCATCGCTAAGTGTGACATTACTGTTTTGTAATAAACGATAGATGTAGAAGTAAGGTCGTATAAGTCGTTTAAGCGAAGTTGATATTGTAGATCGAAAATATTTTTAGATGACGATGCTTGACCAATATTTAAAACCTTAGTAACACCATAAACGTAGTCTGGTGTTGTGATGTATTTTAGATCGTACTCTCCAAGGGTTACTGGATTAGATGCTGCAAGAACAGCAGTATTACCAGAAGAACCGTTGATTGTTTCTCCAGCAACGAATGTGCCAGTTACGTTTCTGACATAGATGCTACCATTAACTGGTTGGCTGCCAGACTCCTGACAAACTTGTGCTTTTGCTCCAGAAGTTGCGCCAGTAATATTTTCTGCAATAACAAAAGACGTACCATTATTAGATTGCAAGTTTAAAGTGGTTGCACGAATACGATGTTTCAGGTACATCTGCTCTACACCCTCGTAGTGGTATAGATTCCAATATTCCAGCGCTTCATCTAAACGATCCTCTAATTGAGTATCGTCAACGTTAATTTCCAAAACAGGTGCACCCAGCGCTCGTAGTGCGTATTGTTTTAATTGATCTCTAGATGCAGTTGCCATTTTTGGTTAACCTTACTGTTTTGGATATTTATCTTTTACTGCTTGTACTGCTTCAAGATATGCTTGCATTGGGGCATCATTACCGTTTGCTTGGTGAAATAATGCATCAGCCAATACTGATAACTTTGGGTATTCTTTGACACGTTTAAGTTGGTATTCTTTTTCTTTGTCAAGCTGTACTAAACGTTCTGCTTCTTTACGAATCTCTTCATCGGATGGTCTTGGTGTATCATCTTGAAAAACTAAATTGCCGTCAGCATCTTCATACGCTGGACCAGTAAATCCAAGATTGATAAGAGCCTCAATTTGTCGTTTGCTCATTTTTATTCCTTAAACTTGATATTCTGTTATAATTAAAGTTGAAACACCAGCTTCATACGAATCTGCACCAGCGCTAGTTACAGTTCTGTTAACATAAAAAGTTCTGGCAGTACCGTTAGATGATCTAATATGTAGTCTATATGTAGAAGCTGTTGATAAACTAGATTTATCAACAAACCTAAACGCTATATTATCTGGCGTTGATGATGTATCTGGATCGTAAAACTGCGCATAAACACCAGACCATCTATTACCAGTTGCTCCACTTGAATTAGTTGAATCTGGTAATGGTACGTTATTTCTGGTTACAACAAAAACTACATCGTGGGAGTTACACTCACCATTAACCATATAATCTAATACAATTATGTTGCCTGCTTTCTTTGGCGTGTGAGTCAGAGTCAACAAAGCCATTTCAGTACCGTTACCAGAAACTGGCGCTGTGTATGTTGTTATGGTTCTACTAACTATTGTTGAAACGCCAACTGGCGTTCCTGGATACCCCATATTTCCAGCAGTTATAATTCCATCTGGTAAACCACTAGCAGCTAACCCTGTAATTGTTCCGTTTCCTAATACTATTGGCATTATACATATACCTCATGAGCTACGCCAGTTGAAACGCCAGCTTCGTAATTATCAGCTCCAGCGCTGGAGTATGGTCTATTTAAATAGTAAGTGTTTGCAGTACCATTGGATGATCTGATACAAATAGAATACGTTGTCGCTGTTGCTAACGAACTATTATCTACGAAATATATTGTGTCAACAACTGGCGTTGATGATGTGTTATTATCGTAGTTGTTAGTGACAATACCAGACCATCTATTGCCAGTTGCACCACTAACATTAGTTGCGCCAGCAAGCGGTGTGCCATTTCTAGTTATCGTATACACCGAGTTGTATCCAGCTTCATTATGAAGCATCCACTTAAGAATAATCTTGTTTCCAGCTTTCTTTGGCGTGATTGTTAAATTAACTAAAGCGATAGCAGTACCGTTACCAGAAACTGGTGCACTATAACTGGCTTGTGTTCGTGTTTGAACATATACTGTATTGACAATGTTTCCAGGATAACCAATTTCAGTCGCTGTAATTGTCCTGTCTGGCAAACCACCAGCAACTAAGCCTGTAATTGTTCCATTTCCTATTTCTAAAGCCATTATCTATGTATCTCCGTTAAAACACAACTTGAAACACCAGCTTCATACGAATCTGCACCAGCGCTAGTTACAGTTCTGTTGAGATATGCTGTACGAGCAGTTGCACCAGAAGCCCTGACGTGTATCCTATATGTAGAAGCTGTTGAAAGGCTTGACTTATCAACAAATACAATTGTTACAGTGGTTGGCGTACTTGATTGATCACCATTTGATTCATATTGGTTTGTACCAATACCAGACCATCTATTGCCAGTTGCTCCACTTGAATTGGTTGAATCTGGTAATGGTACGTTATTTCTTGTTAGAACTAAAACAGTATCCCAGTGCCATTCACCAGAAACTGTGAACTCACATATAACTACGTTTCCAGCTTTCTTTGGTGTAATCGTTGTTGTCAATAAAGCCATTTCAGTACCGTTACCAGAAACTGGTGCACTATAACTAGCTTGAGTTCGCGTTTGTTTTTGTACTACTTGTACAACTGCGCCAGGATAACCAATTTCAGGTTCAGTAATGATACCTAATGGTAAACCACCTGCTGTAATACCAGTGATTGTTGTATCTCCGATTACAATCGCCATGATTAATTAACCTTCTTTTTAATTTCTTCTACTTGTACAGATAGTTCTTTAATCGCTTCAACTAGTAGAGGTACAAGACGCTCATATTGAATTGTTAGATAATTCTCACCGCTTTTGCTATTTCCATCTTCGTCAATATCAAATGGAGCTGGTTTGACTGCTTGTGGTTGTACGGCTTTAACATCTTGAGCATATAAACCAATTTGCTCTTCATAGTTGTTATAACCAAAATCTTCTGCAAGTTTATTTTGAGTATAGATAACACCAACTAAAGAATTAACTTTTTCTAGAGCATTTTCAATCTGAGAGACTTCATCTTTTAGTCGCTTGTCAGAATAGTATGCTGTAATTGTATTTGTTGCTCTTATTTGTCCTGCAGTGCCAGATGCAGCTGTACCAACGCCAATAGAACCAAACTGGTAGTTTCCAGCAGTGTCTAAACGAGCGATCGGTAAAGTACCAGAACCGATATATCCTGCATTAACATCTGTAATTGGAATAGTGATGTTTGAGGTGCCGTCAAAAGAAGTAGCAGTACCTGTTGCCCCAGTACCGATAGCAATAGTTCTAGCAGTTTGTAATTTAGTTGCGTTGCCAGCAATAACAGAAGATTGATCTAGCCATGTTGGTGCGCCAGTACCACTAGATCTAAGAAGTTGACCTACAGATCCTGCGGCTGAATGCCCTGTTGTATTTACCGCTGTTTGATATGGTACACTACCAGCAACTCCACCATTAATATTATTTGCTTGGGTAGCAGTTCCTGATAAAGAAGCACTAATAGTACCTGCGATAAAGTTACCAGATGCATCTCGGCGAACGGCTTTATTCGCAGTGTTTGTACTAACTGCATCTGCAGTTTCTAGCTTATCTGTATTCAGGTTAATAAAATTGGTATCAATCTCAGTGTTGGAGAGTGGACTATTCTTTACTGTCGCTCCACCACCTGATGTCACCCTTGTTGTTATTGCCGCCATGTTTTGGTTCCTAAGTTATCTCTTGGATTATATTATTTAGCTAAAAAAGATTCCATGTATTCGTCATATGTTGGAATAAAACCACCCTCATATGATTTTAACTGTTTTTGTAGGAATTCTTTAACTTGTTTTTCTCTGATATCCACATAAAACCTTATCATATACATTGGTTTATCGCTGTAATTAAAGGCATTATGGTAGTGGTAACTATTAAAAACGTATAGTCTACCGTTCTCGTATTGTGAATCGTATTGTGAAATTGGTGTTGTATGGTCAGCTAGACGATACTCCATAAAATTTATTACACTATATTTTGAGCCTTCTGGTATAGATAAAGGTAACTGGAATACAGAAATCCAGTCAGGCTGACCAGCTTCGGACATATGGCCATGCCATCCAACAGAGCATCCTGGTTTAATATTCTCAAACCTAGCTAACAATTTCCCACCACCCATAGATTCTATAATGCTTCTAAGATATGGGCACTTCTCAATAGCTGGAGATGGTTTAAAATCTCCAGTCCATGGTTCTTCTGGGTTAGAAACAGCCGACCCGTCTATACTATAAAGAGCCACGCTATCCCAATTATTATCAACGTCATGTATCGGCATGAACTCGCCAAACCTAAATCCGCTTTTGAATGGAGATAGATCGTATGGTAAATTCAATAGTTCATTTAACACCCTATCGGCATCAAAATATACATCAGTTGGTAAATGGGCGATATCGTTTAACTTATTTAATGTATTCACCTGTATATTCCTTCACTGCTCGTTCAACCATATCATACACATTATCATCTCTTAAGTCTGCAAAAAATCTTATGGTTAACCTTGGTGTTGTTACATTGTGATTGAAAACATTATGGTAATGATATGCGTTAAAAATAACTGGTGTTCCTGGTTCATATGAAGATTCATATACACGTGGCGCACCATTTGAAAAATCGTTTGTTCTATAATCTTTATTTGATATTACAGAGTATTTAAAACCTTCAGGGATGGTTATCGGGACTTGTACAATCATATGGGTTTCTGGGTGATATAACTCAAAAACATGATTATGCCAGCCCATAACAGACATCGGCATAAGTTCTTCAACTCTACACAACGCTTTGCCTGCCCCAAGGGAATCAATAACCTCATAGGTATAGGGCATAAATTCTCTCAAACCAGTCTCTTGAAATTTACCCCATATTCTTTCTAGCTCTCCTGGTCCAGCACCTTCCATCCTATCACACATCATCTCGCCATTATAACTATACAGCGATATGTTATTCCACTGACTCTTATCGTGTCCATGGTTGGATTGCATAGTAGCTTCGTATGGAAAAAGAGGGAATGGACAATTTCTAACCTCTTCTTCAATACGTTTAGGGTCATACTGAAACAAGAGAGGTAGGTGGGGGATATCCCTAACTAGTTCAGCCAATTTCAATGGATTTCGCATTTCTCTGCCTTATAAAATTTTCATAAAAATTAAGTATCCTATACCCTGTATCAAAGTTCTTAGATTTTGATGTTTCTATATCTGAAATATTTAGTAAGTAAGAATCTACATAATCTTTGGAAACAACCATCCCCAAATCATCACACGTTTTTAATAAAAGATCAATATAATGGTCGTGAAATGTGAAAATGCAAGTTCTTAAAAGATATGTTACTTCTACAACCTCATCCGTGTATGGTAGTTTATAATATTTAAACTCCGATATATGTTTTTGTCTTCCGTGAACAATGTCACTTATCTCAGCTACTAATTCGCGCATGGCATATACATATTCGTTATTTTCAACTTCCAATATATTTTTATAAAGTTGTTTAAAAAAACAGGATGGCTTTTCTATATTACCGAGTTTAATATTCTCGTCAATAAGTTGTGGTAATTTAAAAATATATTCACCGTCTCGATCAGTTGCTTCTTTTTTAGTTTTTATCCAACTTTGTATTACCCAATGATTCATAAACATAAACTCAACATAATCATCTTTCGTGTAACCATCAGCTTTAACCACAATTTCAACATCTGATTTATATAATGGGTCTTCTGTTATATGATATCTTTTAGTTCTGTCATAATCGTCAAACTGTTGGCTGCCTAAAGATCTAGATTTACTAACAGATAATCTAATAGTTTCTATGTTAAATTTTTTCTTGTATTCTGGATCGTATGCTGGAGAGTCTGGGAGTAGCATCCACATGTATCGTTCTAATGTATAACCGTGATCGTATTGAACGTCAACTTCATCATAAAATAGTTCTCTGGTGTGTCCAGGCAATCCCATAATAAATTCTAAGTCTGCTCTAACCTGATATTGTTTGTAAAGATATTTTGCATATTCAATATCAGAGTCCATTGGGACATTTTTACGTTTGATGTTAGCTAATACAGTTTCGTCTAAGGATTGCAAACTTATTTTGTATCTCTCAGTTAAGCCAGATCTCGCTAGAGGTTCAAACGTCTTCCATTTCTTTTCTGGCGATGATTTAGTCATTCCATATATTTCAACGTATGTTGGTAAATCAAAAATATTTTTCATGTTTTCCAAATACTCTGTTACCTCAGCATCTTCTTTATAGATGCCAAGATTAGCGTCTAATATTTGAACATAGTTGATACCAAACAATGGAATTTGATCTAAATCTTCATATACTAGCTCTTGAGGTTTACGGATAACTTTTCCACCGATGCCTCCACCCCATTCACAGAACACACATTCATATGGGCAACCTCTAGTGAGTTCTAATGGTAGGGTTAATCCTAAGTTGTTTTTATCCGCTATTTCTTTACATTTAAAAACAATATCTTCGTTACCTTTAATAATACCACCTGGAAATTTAAACTCGCGTTTGTTTGGAGTTTTACCGCGACCTGTTCTATATACAGAAAACGATACTTCTTTCCAGTTGATCTTATCACCCTCAACCATCTGGTCAAGCATATCATTTATAAACATTTCCCCATAACTTGTTGGGTCGCAAATAGCGTCTACGAATCTATGTTTAAAAAACCAATCAATATTATTATGCGTGACGTTTAAATGTGGACCACCAAGAATAATAATTCTATTTGGGTTACTTTTCTTTAAATCTTCCGCCAAGGACATGACAGCTATATGATTCCATAAGAAACAAGAAAACGCATAAACATCAGCGTTTTGATTTTCATAATATTCTAAAATATCATTATAACGCATGTTATCTATATCAAGTAACGGTTCCATCCAAGTTACATTATTTGGATATTTACCATTCTTTGTATAATAATTTTTAAAACCAAGCCAATGCACTGGAATGCGCACAACTTCAGTTTTTAAATCTATATTAAGATATGATATTTTGACTTGCTTTGTTGCCATTAATAGCCTCGATATAATCTACTTCACTGTTTATTTTCATAATTTGCGAAGAAAGTTTTTTCATTCTAACGCAATGTTCTTCAACCATGTTATTGGTTTTTAAGTCTTTTATAGTTTTCTTACACCCATTGCATATATTAAACATTTCACACCCAATACATTCTTCTTTCATTGAGTAGAGTTCAACTGCGTTTTGTAATGGAGTTTCGAACCCACCCTGTTTTACTTCTTTTACAAAGTTGATTGGGTATTCTTTATCATCTCCCATTGCACCGCATGAATAATAATCACCTTCTGGGTTTAATGCACGGATATGGTCATCACAATCTCTTGCTTGTGGGCAAATATTAGAAATATTTTTTAACCGAGTCATCATCTGCTTGGTATTAAACTCCCAAGGATACAACCCTCTATTATATATCTCCACATATGTCTCGTATATTTTACTTAACAGATATGGTTTATCTAACTCACCAGAAGCCATAGCATAGTTCAATTTACACTGAACGTCCATTTTCTTTGCCAGTTCAACGTGTTTAATTGCATGCCTCTCGTTTTCCTCGGATATAACAGCAATAAACCCTGGTCGGTAACCAACACGTTCTAGGAATAAATCACTAACTGCCCAAAAATCTTTTTCGGTGTAAACCCTTCCGTTTGTTATTAATCTACCAAGCCCATACTGAAAACTTGTAGTCACACCAACTCTTGGGTGTTTAAATAATGGAGTCCATAGGTCTGGCTTTTTGTAGAATGCCCAAAGATTTGTTGTAAAACCTATTGTTGTCTTTAGATTATGTTCATCTAGATAATCAATAATCTTCCAGTAATAATCTGGCTTCATCATCAATGGGTCACCACCATTGACAATAATAGTATTTGTGTTTGGGAATCTTGTGAGAAAGTCGAAGATATATTGGTGGTCTAATGTAGACGCTTTATCTTCGACTAACTTAGTTGATGAACAGAACGTGCATTTAAAATTACACAGTTCCGTCGGTTTGATTATCAGTTCCATAATTTATCTTAAAAGTTTCCAACCAAGTGGAGTTGTCAATATTAATATACAAATCTCTAATTAAAAGAGGGTTAATGGAATCATAGTTTTTTGGTGTTGGAAAACCTTGAGATATTTGTTTGGCTATTTTCTTTGAAGTATCTTTATTCAAAAGAAAATTCTTCAAAGACTCTCTACTAGTATTATCTGGAATTGTAATGACGTTGGTTATTTCATCATTTTTACGAGATATAAATGTCAAAGAAGAAACCTGATTTATTTCTGAAAAAGGATTATCTGAATCTAATATATTATTTACATTATCTTTCAAATACTGTTCATCCTGAAACTTATCAGTTATATCACCATCAATAAACAATGGTAACAGATTCCATGCTTCCACTTCAGATAAATGATTTTTCTTAGTTGGTTTAAAAAACTTAGTAAAGCGATCTAAACAATAATCTAAGAAACTATCATCGCCTAAGAAATAATTAACAATAGCAAGTTCAATTCTAACTTCGCATGTTTTAGCAAATTCAGAAAAAGTTGTTGTTAGTTTTAATTTCTCTGGTAACTTATATTCTTTAAAAAGAAAAATGCTGTTATCTAAAACTGGAGTAATTCTAAAATTATGTTTATCTCTGTCGTAATCATATAACTTTTGCAAACCTTCTTTGCTTAGCAAAGCACCAAAGAAATATGAATATATCTTTTGAAAACTCACATCATCCGCATAAATTATAACTTTCTGACCAGCAAGGTTCTCGTGAATATCAATAAACAGTTGTTCAATTTTTGCAGGGGTGATTGAAGAGAAGTTTTTGTACACATCAAAAGAAAATTGGAAAAAAGATTCCTCAGAGTAATCAAAATCTCCAACCCATACATGTTTAGAAACTTCATCAATAGTTTCAGGAATAGCTAAAAAACAATTATCGAAAAGATAAATCATGCTAATATCTCCAAATAATCGACAACCGTTTTATCTAAACCCATCCCCCATTTTATGATTAATGGGTCATATTTGTCTTTATATGTTAGCGGTGTAAACAATAATAAGAAACCAGGATTGTCAATTAGTATGTTTACGTTTTTAGTTTTATAATAATTGTATATCATTGGGTCTGCTGGGATATAAACATCTTTTCTTAAATGTAGATACAACTCAGCCATATTTTCTATTGTATTTTTATTATAGAATTTATTATCTGTCACCCATCCAGTATAACCTTCAGCTACAATATGTTTCATTCTACCGAAATTAAAATACTCATATACATAAGAATCAACAACTGATCTAATTTGAGAATAATCTTTTTTGACTATTCTCCATTCAATACCAGAATGTTTTTTAACCCACTGTTTGTCAATGTCAAAACCTTTTAAATCCGATGGCATGGTTTTAACTTGCTGAAAAGCATTAATAAAACCTCTGATGATTTCTTTGACACCTTCGTGTTTTAGAGTGTTGTATTTTATGATTAATTTAGCTGCAGCAAGCCTCATTAGCTGAATATAATATTTTTCATTAATATTACTGACTTGAGTTTTAATAAACCTAGAATAGATATTTACCATGTGTTCTGGGTCAGCGTATATCACAAACTTCTCTTTATTATTTAGAGAAGGGAAGAATAAATCATCGTTGATAAACTTTTCAGAAGTCTCATATCTGCCGATTAACTCAGCATGTTCTTTATTTGAATTATAAAAACATGTACCACCATAAGAATGGTAATTTGAACCAACTACTACAAAATTTGAAGAAGGTTCAAATAAAACATCAGGTGATAGGTAGCATGAATTAAACAGATGAAACATTAGATGCCTCTTTTTCTAAATCTGACAGTTGGTATGGAGTCAAAAACTCATCCAATATAAGATCTAAGATTGGGAAAATTAAACAATCATTATTTAAGTAGTTTAACAAAATGTTACCAGAATAAATTGGTTTATCATAGTAGTATTCATAATATAATAAATCATCAAAATTTGGAATTGATGCTAAGTAATTCTCGTTAAACACTGGGTCTTGAAATAGATTAACCCAAGTCTTACCAACTGCAGTTGATTCTTTAACAATATTCGGAGTTATGTAATCACCCAATTCTTGCTTATAACGGTTAATGTTCTTAATGGCATATAGAATAACCCCATCAATAATACCTTCAAGATCTTTAAAAAGCTGAACATCTTTTTGAATCAATAGATCAATTTCATTATCTTTGATAATCTGATCGGAGAAGAATACACCTTCAGTTTCGTTCACTAACTCTAAATCATACATTTTGATTCTGAAAAGAATCTTGATAATGCTTCTTCTAAACTGAACGAGATCTAATGTTGTCTGACTCTTAATATACTCAATTAAAAGTTCACACCTTTCTTCAAATGAAACACCTTCTAGATTAATTTGAAAATCTAATTTTTTCAAATTACTCAAATACAGTAAAAAGTGCTTCCCTTTTAGTTTACTATTTTTATAATCTATTTCAATGATATAATGATTTTCATCCGTGATGAATCTCTTTAATGTATCAACGTCAAATGGTATAGCGTGCATTAAATGCTCCCATGGCAAGAAGAATGACAAGAAGAATGGCAATAACGCTCTTGAAAATCCAAAGTAGCATTTCTATTGGTGGAGATTGCTGTGGATAAAGCTGCAACGAAAGCATCTAGGTCTGCAGCAGATATGGTATTATTACCTGAAATTGTTGGAGCGGTCACAGCATTCATAGATACTGAATATGTCGCTTGTTTTAGATTTGTCACGTTTGTTGTATCATAGAATGGCGTTGTAGCAATAGTTCCGTTTGTATTAAAAAACTTTCTTAGCCTAGCTTTTCTGACCTTTGACAGAGTGACAGCATATGCTCTGAATTGAGTTATAATGGTAGAAGCTGTGACGTTTGTGTCAGTAATAGCAGCTGCAAAATCTGTTGTTAAACCAGTGGCAGTACCTTCTACTGGGAATGTTCCTGTGACATTCCCATAGTTGTTCCAATAATAAGTCCTACCAGTTTGTGCGTTTTGGAATGGGTGAGTTGTTGTTGACCATACAATTCCAGCATTGTATGTGTCCCTAATACTGTCCATCTGAGCAGTAATAGATGCCTTTGTAATATCACTTCCAGCTGTTGTCATTTGTTAACCTTTATATACCTTAGTAATTTTTTAGGAGACGGGCAAATATCACCTTGCCATTCTAGTTGATGGCAATCGCTATTACAATTCTCAAAAACATCACATTCAAAACACCTATGATCCCTTGCTATCTCGCAACTTATATTATTTAGTCTTTTCGGTGAAGTTAATAATTTACTAATATCCATTGAGATATCGCCGAAGGAGTTATCTACTGCAGAGTTGGGGCAACCAGAGATGCTACCATCCGCATTAATTGTAAAGATCTTCTGTTCGCAATCCCTACATCTTATGCCACCATGAACCCCATACAGGCTTGCTTCTTTGATATTATTTATTAAAACGTCGTTATATTCTGGTTTAATAGTCTCATACAACTTATATAAGTTGAAGAGCCATTCAGAAACTTCAGCGTTTGTTGGAAATATCTCTGTATTTTTTATAGCATTCCCACCAGCAGTTAGACGTTCAAATTGTACATGATTAACCCCTAGAGTATTCAACCACTCCACTAGTTCTAGTTGGTTCATTTCTATGATATTTCTATTTAAAGATATATTCAATGTTATATTACAACCTTCTCCAACTAACGTGGCCAGATTTTTCCTCCACAACGATTCTTGTTTTTGATTTTCAAATCTAATATCTTTGTCCCAACTTGTACAGAAACCATTCTTTAGGACTGTTTTGAAGAAACTAATGTGTTCATCAGTTAGAGTATAAACGAGGTTAGTTGAACACGACCACGATATATTTTTCCAAAGCGGGGATACTCTTTCCCAAACATATATCATATCTTCAATTGGAGCAAGGAATGGTTCTCCACCGTGAAATATTATTGAACCACCCTGAAAAGATGGAAAATCCTCATAAAGTCTGTGAAACCACTCCACAGTTTTATGAGGATCGAAATATATCTTCTTACCGTTAATTCCGTTTGTAAAGCAGTGCTTACAATTTAACTGACATGTTTCAGTTGTTTTAAGATAAACTACTAATTCTTTTGGTGCAAAACTGGAAGATAATTTATTTTTGTAAAAAAATACTGGTGATTCTTTCATAATATAGTTTTTTCATAACAATTAAAGAATAACGCACTCTACAAGTTTTAAACCTTCTTTCAAGTTTGTCTCAAGAGCAATACCAAAAGAGTTAGTTGTATCTCCAGCGATACCATGACCGCCATCATCGCAAATTAATGGTTGACCCTTTCTAATTGGTCCAACAACTTTAACTGGCACACGACCACGCAATGCGATAGCTTGACCATCAGCTTCATCGTTCATAATGAATGCTGGGTTTGTAGAAACAACACCTAGGACACGTTGGTTCGTTGTGTGGCTGAGAGTAGCTTCTGCTGCAGTATCATCAGTTGATACCACAACTACTGTTCCAGGAGAATACTCATTATCTGTTGTATATTTTTCTGCCAAGTCAGCGTATCTAGCAGAAGTTGAAGTACCATATATTACAGCAAATCTATTAGTTGATTGACCAATATCGCCAGTACCATTAGTTCCAGATTTTTGAATAGATGAAACAGTTGGGTTTGTAACAAGAGCAATTGTTGGGTTTCCAGCAGTACCATCAGCGTTTGTTATTGTGATGGAGTTGCCAGCTGCAACCGAGCGAACTGCTACTGTGTTATCAGTTTTTCTAACAACAATACCGTTGCCAGAAGAACCAGAAACGTTGGCTAGAATAGCGGAATATGCTTGGATGTCTGTACCAATTCTTAGACCTAATTTATCCCTAGCATCAAACGCTGTTGAAGCACCAGTACCACCATCAGCAATTGCTAAATCAGTAATACCCGTGATTGAACCGCCAGTAATATCAACTAAATCTGATTGCTGTGTTGAAATAGTACCAAGACCAAGGTTTGTTCTTGCGTTAGACGCTGTTACCGCACCAGTGCCACCGTGTTCAATTTGAACAACACCGTTAACGTTAGAAGCGTTACCAGTAACAGTTCCTGTTAAGTTACCAACAACGTTACCTAGAACATCACCAATGTGTTGTCCGTAAAATCTAACTGAATATAAATCGCCGAGACCATCTCTAACAGCTACTGTGTCTGGCAAAGAATTGATACTTGGGTAATTGCCATGAACTTTATCTGCATCTAATGTAGAACCGCTGCCTCCGTGACCATCTAATAGTTGAAGAATATTGGTGAAGTTGAATGCGACTGAATCTAGTTTTGTTCCAACTTCTCTATTGATATTATCGAAGTTTTGATCAACTTCTTCAATTGTTAGTGGGCGTTCTTTATCAAGTCTTAAGTTAATAGCTGCCATTGCTTGCCTTTTCCAATATTTGTTTTAGCATTGATTTAATACTATGTACATCATCTTTGATACTATTTATTTCATTTTGTATAGAGGTAATAGCATCTGAATTACTTCTATTAATTTCAGCACCACGTCTAATCATCTGTTTACTTTTTAGATAGGATTTATACGTGGTGCTGTCAGTGTTAACGACACCACCGTTGGCGGTGTCCTTCATAAGGTTTGAATATCCTTCAACTTTTGTCAAATTCATCATGATAGGGCTAATAGTCTCAGGTTTTTAATTTTTGGTACAAACGCTGGGTTAGAAGATTTCAAAACAATTTTAATAGAGATATTGTTAAAAGGATCTAAACCAGTTAAATCAGTTGATCTTTCAACGAAAGTTCCCTCTGGGTCTTTGTTGATAGAAACGTAACCAGTATCAATATATGGTAATTTTCTTAAATCAACTGCGCCAGACCAAGTTCTGTAATATACCTTAACTGAAGTGTTATTTGGGATATTAGCATCGAACATAACCTTTAATGTATCAGCTGCCTCAGTAAGAGTTAAAGTTCTTGTAATATAGTTAGCTTCATTGCTGCAACCAAATGGAGCAACGTCATCAACATACTTATCTAACACGCTGATGCTAAAGTCAAGATCAGTAGTAGCATCAACGGTGGCAGAACCAGCGAATGAACGATCTAGATATACACGAGTTAGATCTAATTCTTCATTACCAGCATATGTTGTTTTGTCTTCTTCGCTAACAACTTTCTGCACAACATATGTACCATTAACGTTAGCGTTGCAGTTTTCAATTATAATGGTTTTACCAATACCAACAGATGCCAAGATGTTATCAATGGTATCAATATTAGAACGAATAACGCCAACCCCACCAATATTCTCAAACACTAAGTTTGGTGCAGAGCGAATATAGAATGGTGTAGAAGAAGAAATTGCAGTAGTTGCTGTTCCTGTTAATGTAATGCTAGTGTTACTATTAACAGTGCTAACAGTACCGATTAATGCATTATCGCTAGTTCTATAAAGTTTATTACTTACACTTCCCGTAACTTGAGTTGTGAAAGTTGTCCCAGAACCAGTTACAGAAGTACCACTAGCAGAAGTAATAGTACCTGTACCAGTTAGAACCAAATCAGCATTAATAATATCACCAGCTGAAATAATAGCACGTTTATCAATTTCTGTAACGTTGATGTTTGCTGCAGTTACATTATTGATTTTGTTAGCGATTGCAAACGCAGAGGTTTGTACGATATCAACAACTGGAGAAATATTATGATTAGTTGAATACAACACTGATTTCACAAGCAGAGATGATTGTTTAACTAATGGAGATTCTGTAATAATATCTTGGTTTTCAAAAGAACAAATATGACCACGTGTTGTCAGGTTATAGTTGTTATTTGGTACTAGAGGAGTCCAAGCAGTAAATGAACCATCTTCTAGTTGCATTTTGAAATAATACTCAATCTTTGTATCTTGTAAGATTACATCTGAATTCTTCAAGAAAAGTGTATCAACTGGGAGGCAACGGTTACAAGTAACAGTGTTTCCGCCATATTCACCCTTTGTGAAGTCAGCAGTTGTTCCAGATAATAGATTATTTCCGTATACATCAGTTGTCACCAAGTTAATAACAAAAGAATCTGTCTCTAAACCTTCAGAAAGAACAGTGTGTTCTCTATTCAGTAATGTATGTGGGATACCTTTTGTTGTGTCGGAAGAACCATAATAGCCTTCTGGTACATCACTTATATAAGCTATTTCACCTGCAATCATTCCGTGATTTCTAGCCCAAACACGAATCTTTGTTGTGTTTGGTGTGATCTCAAACGGATTAACATCCAACAAATATCTTTCTGGTGGTATTGTTCTAAAGATAACCTCAGACGCTGTTCCAATGTCAAACTTAGACTTATTCAAGTAGAACTTAACATCCAACAGTGGGTGGATTTCCCATTCTCTTGAGTTCTGAGAAGCATACAACGAGCCAGTCAATGGTTGACCTGCAATTGTATTGTTTGTCAAAATATCATCTTGACCCATTTCAGAAACATAAATTCTAGCTCCTGGTTCATCAGTCATGATAACAAGGGCATAGGTTTCTGAGTCTTGTAAGTATATTGGGGCTTTAAATTTAAATGTAGTTGCAATAGAACTATCATCAGAAACATTAATTTCTTGTATAGTCTTAGTCACAGTTGAGAATGGGACAACCTTAGATGAAGGAACACCATTATCAGTATTTCTAATCTCAACAGTAATTGGTCTGTTTCCAGAAACCTCAAAGTACAAATCAACAGAAGAAACAAACACACCGCCAACAGAGTTAATAGTGAATGTTTGTGCTAGGGGGTCAACTGTATGTTGGTAAATAACTTTAGAGTTTGTTGTGGTTCTTCTAATAGTTGGTTTACTTGTTGAACCATTTTGGTCAAATACTTCTTCTGATGTGAATCCAGCAACTCGGCTAGAAACAATAGTTCTTTCTTTAGTTAAAGAAATACCTTGAGCGAAGTAAGTTGCTCTACCAGTAGAGTCATATTGGTTATCGCTATTAGAAACGTTATCTGTTAACTCAAAAGATTTTTCACCGCAACGGAAACTTAAAGTTTCATTTTCTGGCAATACAAACACACCACAAGCGTTACCTTCTCTATCAGTTATTAACTTATCTCCGTAAGAGCTTAGAGTAGGTGCAGTTGAAGTGCTTGTTGAACCATTGATTTCTGTTAATGTTACAGCGTTGAAGTTAGAAGTATTTTTAAGATTTACTGAACCACCTAATGTTTCACCAACAGCAAAACCATGTTTAACGTTGATTACAAATAGCTCTTGATTCTTAATTCCATACGCATCATAATCGTCAGTTGGGTGCGCATAACCACCCAAAGCAACAACACATGATGCTCTGTAACGGTATAATTTACCTTTATTTCCATTGCTGTATGAAGCAGTGGAGTAAGTATCAAACGGTGAAATTAGAGAACCATCGAGAGTTTCTAAGATAAGCGCATTTCCGCTAATAGAACGAACTCTAAATGTTTTCAAATTCAACTGTTTTGCAGTTGCAGCGTTTGTTGTAATATCAACGCTTGATGGAATACTCTGGTTTTCTTTTAGATCAAGAAGGTTAACCTGAGCTGTTGCTTTATAATGGTCAAGGTTGTACATAACAACGTGATGGCCAGGTTTAATATTAACAGCATCAGCTACAGTAACTGTAATTGTCTCACTATCCGTAATAATAGGAGCAATAGCGTTGATGGAAGTTGCAGTATGAGGGGTGTTCATTAACACATCACCGTATGCAAATGCCTGTTCTATCTTACCTTTAAATGCTCTAGAATTAGTGTCAGAGATAACATTATTGATCAGATCATCCCAAGCAAATGTCATAAGGGATTGGCCAATACGCGAAACTTTAAATTTATCCGCTGGGACAACATATTCTTGCACAGAGACGTTATCAAAGAAAGGATAGAAACGTGTTAGAGGCTTTAAGTTCTGAGCAATAAAAGAAATAGGTCTAGATCTCATGTATGGGATATATGACATATCCACCACGCGATCACCATATGATTGAGTATTTACAGAAGATGTTACATTGTATTCAGTTCCAGTTCTAGTTTGGTAACCATACTGATCAATAATAGTTGTTTGATATCCTGTAATCGTATTACCAGATCTAGATTCAGACGTGAAACTGGATACGTTTTTACCAACCCAGTGATCAACCCAATCATCCCACTGTGTACCAATAACTTCTTCTACGATATACTTAATAGCATCATAGTTATTGTCGTCTACTGCAACTAAATCTGGATTTCTAGTAGTTGACTTCCAACTATCAGATGGTGGGTATAAATCAACGACACCGTTAAATGTACCAAACGCAAGAGTTTGGATGTCCATAGAACGAGTTGCATGTGGGTTAAAGATAAATGGTTCTTCTGTAAATGGTAATGTGATAATATCACCAGTTTTAGAATAATTTTTATTTGAACGGTCTGTTGAAGAAGAAACATCTTCAACCATTTCAAGAGCAACAGAATTGTACTTTGGACGAAGGATTCTATTCTTTGAATCAATAGATATTTTATAATCTTCGTTCTTAACATCACCGATATTGTGACCAGTAAATTGATCAACAATAAAACCGTTCTTGAATCTATCAAGACCAGTAGTTTCGTCGATAACTGTCATAGTTTCAGTTTGTTTCTCAAGCAAACTTAGAGTCACATAATATTCTAAATTAGAAATTCTACGCTCAAGTTTACCGATATCCTGCATAGTATATCTTCTATTTTCTCTCTGTTTGATGATAACATCTTTAACATCTTTAGTGTATGGAGGAATAGAGATAGAAGCTAATACCAAACCTTCTTGTGGGTCAATTGGTTCCTTCGGTGTAGGTGATGGAACGCCACTTAGAATATTGAAGTTACCAACAGAATCCAATACTAATTTATCAATTCTACCAAGATAGTTTGCAACTGGTGATGTTAAATCAGAACCAATTTTTGGCAATTCTGGGTAGAAATAGTTTGCGTTTGTCAGGATTGGTCTAAAGTCAATTACATCAGACAAACAGATTTCTGTTTTAGTGCCAGTGGCATCAGTTGTTGTGTAATATGGAATTTCATCATATTGAAGATCTGACGAAGAATACACATATGAATCAACTGAGAAATAGTTACCATTTGTTCCAGCCACGGAGAAGTAGTCGTACACTGCACGAATTGCTCCGTTTGGAACTTGATATCCTGGTTTAACTATTAGTTTAGCGTTTGTATAGTATGTTGGTCTTTGACCGTTGTCTAGCGTAAATCTATCAGTAATATCAATTTCAGAATTTTCATCATAAGTGTCATAATCTCCTGGCGTCATATAAACAGCAACTAACTTTAATACATCACCATGAGGTAATTGGATTGTATTTAAGTTTAGGTTTGTTTTGCCAGTAATTTCTTCGACGTGTTCTCTGTTGATAACTTTAATCTTTTCAACAGCTGCAGTTTTAACCAATTGAACAGATGCAATTAGGTAGTAGTTACCGTTAGGTACGTTGTTAAATTCAACGTACTTTCTGTTAGTATCATTGTCGAACACAATCTGAGACTCGGTAATAGGCATTGGCTCATTGGAGTCAGCATTAATTAACAAGAAGTTTGACATGTCAGTTTCTGACAAGAAAGTTTCATCTGTTAATGGTGTTTCAAACCAAGCCTTGTTAGACTGGGTGTTCATAATTGGCCACTGACGGCGAACAACAATTGTGGAGTTTTTCTTAGTGTCCGCAGAGTTCTCTAGACCTCTAAGTGTCTTAACGAAAGATTTACCAACAGGGAAAATTAATGATTCAAACGCTGGTTCTACGATATTTGCTCTAAATACCTGAATTACACCATCTGCAACAGTAGCCAGACCATTTGCAGATAAGGTGATGCTATTGTTAGTGAATGTGCTAACAACGCCGATTCTAACACCGTTTAGATAAATAACATCATTCGCCTTTAGAGTGTCTGCGAAATAAGTTCCTGAACCAGTTATTGATGTAGAAGATGTAGAAGATGTGCCATAACCATCAATTGTCATTAATGATGGGTCAATGTTACATGTGAAATTGCCACCACCACCTGTTCCAGAAATACTCTTAACCGTACCTTCAAAAGAAGCATTGTTGTACATGTTGATGTCAAAAAGACCCAACTTGTAAACAGAAGAAGTTCTATTAGTATAATTACCAGAAGATAGCTGAATGGATTTTACTCTAGCAGTACCAACAATATTTGCTGCAGATACTGAAGCGCCAACAGGGATGTTTGATGTTGTTCTAATTAATGGTGCTACTGCGTAACCAGAACCACCGCTAACAATTGTATAACCAGTAACAGATCCGTTAGTTATGGTACATGTAATATTTGCACCGCTGCCAGCGCCAGTTAGTGGTTGAATTGAAAGAGTTGGAGCCGAAGTATAACCTTCACCACCATCAACAATAGTTATACCAGTAATAACACCAGAACCATTAATTGTGGCAGTTAAATTGGCAAGTCTTGGTTGTAAAGTTTTTAATAGATAAACTTTTTCAAAAGTTGAAATTGATGGGGCTTTGTATAAATTTGTTACATTTACATAGCTACCAACATTAATACCAACAGAACGAAGGTCAACACGCTCGACGTGGTTATTTTCTAGACCATTAATTGGTCTAGCTTTGTTAAATTCAATAAACTGAGAAGCCTGATTTTCTACTTCATAACCTTGAACATATGCTTTGCCTGGGTCAACAACAGTTACAAATTTGTCGTCAGAACCATAAGTTGCTCCAGCGATAGGTGTTCCAATTAATGGTGGATATACACCAAAATTATTACCATCATTTAAATGTTCTCTAACTGATATTTTAAATTTATTAACTTCATAGTTACCAGATTCATCTAAGGTTCTTCTTGCAAGAGTTTTCTCAAGTTCTGAATATGATGCTTTATCAATTAGTTGTTGTACTCTACCTTCAGAAACTCTTACAAGTTCGATGAATTTAAAATTATCTGTTGTATCTAGATCAAGTTTAACTAATGAAAGAGAGATTTTATATCTGTGGGCACCAGGCGCAGCGAAGTTATAAGAACCAGTTGCGTTGTCTAGGATTTGATCATCGTCTTCTGGAGTGACAGTTTCTTCAGTAACTTTAAAACCAACTCTTGCAGTTGGAGTGTTAGTGAAACGACCAACGTATAATTTTAAATCGTCGTTTCTTACAAAAATGCCATCTATGTAGTAGATACCAGCTCTAACATCAACGCTAAATGCATACCCAAGAACGTCAGAAGAAGGGTCGCCAGAATACACAGTGGCAGTTTCACCAACGTTACCATTAAGTTTAACTACGCATGTAATATCTGTAAGTTGGTCTTCTTTCAAACGGAAGTTAGTTGAAATTTGGTTATCTTCTACTTTTGCAACTATGTTTTCGCCTGGGATTAAACGGTTGGTTTCATAATCACTAGCAGTACCCTCAATTTTACAATAAAGAGTTGGGATATCAGTATTTTCAACAATATAACCACTACCAGAAGTGTCAAGAACTCTCATCTTGACACCAGAAGATTCACCAGTTATGATTTTATTTTTAAGAGTCTCAATATACGTTGTTACATCAACAGTACCTGTGAATTGTTCTAGTTTAATAAAATGAACTTTACTATCAACGTTCACAGAGCCAGGAATAACTTGGGAACCATTTTTAAAGATATGACCACCAAAACGCGAAACTTGGTTTTGAAGGATAGTTTGAAGTTGTGTTAATTCTCTAGCTTGAACAGCATAACTAGGTCTGAAGAGGATTCGATAGAAATCCTTCTTCTCATCATAGTCGTCAAAATACGGTTCTGTATTAAAATCAATTGCCATTGTTTTGTCTCTTAAAAGTTAAACTGTACAAATATTTATACGTTTATTAGAAATTAATAATCGTTCTTAAAGTAATTGTTTCATCAGCCGAAGGGGTGAAACCTTGTTTATTGTCAATATACATCAATTGACCTGAATATTTATCGAACGTTGGATCGCCGATAGATGTTGCTGTGAAGTTATCAGTGATGTTTGATGTTTTAATAAACACATCATTAGATTCTGGTGCATCATTATCCAAAGATTGAACGAGCGCACTTGTTTCTGTAACAGAAACAATTCTATATTGTTTCTTAGTTTTTGTAGATCCAACATATGTAACTACTGCAAAACCGTTTGTTTCAGAACCAGAAGTTGTAGTTGGTGGTTCTGAACCACCGATACCAGAAACAACAACTGTATAAATTCTGTCCTCAACATAGATAAAGTCGCCAAGAACTAGATTCAAAGATGGTTGCCATTCAATATCTGGAAGGCTAACACGTTCAATGTACAAGTCATCATCTTTTTTGAACTTGGTAATGTTAATTGGCGCTTGCACGATATAACACGCTGAACCAATAGAACCTTGGAATCTTTCATAGCCGTTAAATACTCTAGGATTCTTAATAATACCAACTTGTCGATAGTCGTTACCAACAGTAACACCTTGGTTCAAATCTGTAGAAATATTTGAATAGAACATCAAAGATTTCGCAAATAATTCATCTGGAGAATTCTTTCCGTGGCCACCGTATGGTGAAATAATTGCTCTTAGTAATGCGCCATTACCATTTCCAATAATTTTAACATTAGCATAAGTGTAATCTTGACCACGTTTTAAAATATTAATTTTAGTGATAGCGTTAGTTACTGGGTCAATAACAGCTTCTGCTTGAGCGCCAGTACCATCACCTTCGATTGTGATGTTAGCTACACCATATGAATAACCACCAGAAACAACGGCAATAGAATCAATAGTACCAGCTGGTGTCAAAATTTCGTTGTTTGCTTGTTGTGAAGAAATAGAACCAAGGCTTAAATCTGCAGTGAGTGCAGCACCAACCCCGTTACCAGAAACTGTCAAAGCAGCTTTCGTATAACCAACACCTGGGTCTTCAACAACAAGGTAAACGATTTGGCCATTATCAGTAATTGCGGAAATCTTAGCTTCTGATTTTGAAGTTAAGAAACTAGCCTCAGCGCCAGCGCCAGTGACATCAACAAAAGTTGCAGTTGGCGTTGTGTTATAACCAGCACCATAACGAAGAACAGCAAATCCCTGAGCCACTGTACCTGCACGAACTAACGATGCTGGAATACCAAGATAACGCAAGACAACATCACCATTGATTACATCACCGTCAGTATGTGTTGGCGCATCATTGCCAGTTGTACCATCATTCATAATTTGATACAATCTGTCTTCATAATATAAAGTTTTCGGTCTGTCTGGTTCATTAATATCTTCATCCGAACCAACTACTGAGTATACGCTAGTGTTTGCAATCCATTCATCCGAAGTTATGTAAGTTTCACCATCAGTATGAGTTGGTTTAGTTGAACCAAAAACACCAGCTGTTACAACTGTATACAAGTTAGTGTACAAGGAGTATTGCTCGTTGGTGTATACTTCCATACCCTGTTCCCATAGATCACCAAATGTAACAGATGGTACAGATGTATAATTTTCACCAGCATTTGTAATATACGTTGAAATTACTTTATCCGCATAGATTTTAGATTTAGCAACTGCATACAAACCACCGCCACCAGAGAAATTAACATTAGGTGGGTAAAGATAACCAGAACCAGAGTTAACAACAACTACTTCACGGACTGAACCGTTCATTGTTATGGAATCAATAACGCCAGTTTCAACCTCAGCTGTTGCAGCTGCAGCAGCGCCACCACCGCCAGAGAAAGAAACAGAAGGAGAAGTATAACCAGTACCACCTGAAATAATCTCAACTGAGTTGACAGGTGAACCGCTTAAAACCGCAGTAAATTGAGCTCCTGTTCCTGATGGGTCTGAGATAGCAATTTGAGGTGCGGTTGTATAACCAGAACCGTGATTAGTTATGTATAGGGTTGTAATGCTTCCATTAACATCAACTGCAGCTGTTGCTGCAGCGCCAGTACCACCACCTCCAATAAATTCAACAATAGGGGAAACATAGTTAGCGCCACCAGATTGTTTTGTAATACTTTGTATGGTTGAAGTTCCAATAACCGCTTGTAATACAGCATCTTGTCCAGTTGGGTCAGAAACTGTTACGGTTGGTGGAGAAGTATAAGCGCTGCCTCCAGAAGTAACAGTGACACTAATAATATTCTGAGGGTTAGTTGATGTTACTGAACCAGTTATTCTAGTGCCGATATATTTTAATGCCGTTGTACCATTCAACACTGTGCCAAATCTATGTGTTGGCGGAATAGTAGATGTTTGACCTGGCGTAACAACCTCATAATAATCCCAACTATCGAAATTGTAAATTATCTGACCAAGGTTTAAATTGTTGTTTGCAACAAACGAAGACGCAGCACCAAATGGTGGGCTAAATTCTACAGTTGGAGAAGAACCATAACGGCTTCCACCAGAAGCTAGACTTATACCATTAATATAAATCGGATCAGCTTCTCTATATCCATCGCCAGTGACTGAAACAACAGCTGATGTATAACCAGAACCTTTATTGGAAATGAAGATATTATCCACAGTTCCGTTAGAATAAAAGTGATTAGTTAGAGCAGAAACAACTGGGATATAATCATCAGTGAAAAACTTATTACGAAGGTTGATTGGAACGTTATACATAAACTTCCAAACATATCCATCTAACGTAGTAAATGGTTCTAGTTGTGTGCCGCTCGGCTTGACCGTAGAACGAGCGTTATTATTATTGTCTAGACATTTATATACATTATAATCGTCAGTAACAACGTAGAAATTTGCATCTTCAAGTTTTTGCGCACCAGAAGGTGCAATCCCCATAGTTGCTTTTAGAGTAGCACCAGAACCAGAAGGTGATGTGATTGTAACTGTCGGCTCTGATGTATAACCATCACCTCTATTGGTTAGAACTACCCCAGCAACTGCGCCAGCAACGACTTCAGAAACAACCGCAGTTGCGCCAGAGCCACCGCCACCTTCAATAGTAATAGTTGTATCATATAAATCAATATATCCAGAACCACCAGAAATAATATTAATACCTATTACTTGTTCAGAATATTCATCATCATACTGATCATAGATTACATCAGATACCCAATTCTTTCTTTTAATAACGAAGGCAACATCAGAAGGTTTGATCTCTTTGATAGTGATCATCTCATTTCTACATTGACGCTCATATTCATAACTATCCACAGGTTGAGGAGGTGCAGTATCATCCTCCCACGTGATGGTCTTGCCAAGGTAATAATAGAAAGAGGAAGTTCTTGCGACAACCTCTTTGTACACGCCTTCTGCTAAAGACTTGTATAGAATTGTTTTTACTAGAGCCGTATTATTTGCCATCTGTTATATGCCTCGTTATTATTTCATGTTCATAATATAAAAATAAAATATCAGCTTACAGTAACTTTCCATGTAATAGCAATAGTGTCACCAGCTTGTTTGTTAACAACTGGGAATACAGTACGGCATAGCATAGTACCACCAGAACCAGCAGCGTTGAAAATACCAGCTTCAGTGATAGCGCCAGTACCAGTACCTGCTGGGAAAGTTGCAGTGTAAGTAATAGAGTTGTTTTCTTGTAAAGAACCACTCAAAGTAACACGACCAGTTTGTGTTCCTAAAGTAGTATCTTCAACTGCTGGGGATGCTGTTCCAGTACCAATACCCATGTGCGACATGTGAACTGGAACGTCAGAACCCTGAGCAATCATTTTACCAGCAATATAAACTTTACCAGTAGTAACAACTAGGTTTGGTACTTCAAATTCTTGAATCACTTGACCAAGTTCGTTGGTCTTTGTAATTTTTACCATACCTTTTGCTTTTACTTCACTTAGATTAAATTGTTCCATATTATCTCCTTAATTAAATGTTGATGCCCAACCATTGGCATATTCTTCTAATGCGTATCCACCCTGTGCATACGGGTCAACGATTACATATCCATCTTCGGATATCGTATCTATTGTAGAATCTGTATTATTTATAACCTTATCAAATAATAGTGGCGGATACTGATCATCCGCCATAGTGGCTATTGAATCGCTGTCCAATATAGCTTTACTAAAATCGTGGGTAAGAACTTCATCAAACGCTGTTGTTTTTAGAGTCACCGCCAAGTTACCAACATCATCCTCAGCCGACAAAGTGGTATCTAGAGTTTGTTCATCTGCTAAAAATATGCTCTGTACGTCATCAAATGTGGTCTCACCAACGTAGCCAAGACCAAGGCTCTTAAACACAGTAGAAACAGTTTCTTGACTTTGAACCGTCATTGTAACTGAATCATCATCTGGTTTTTTAATTATATCAAAAAACGGAATCTTATACTGAGCCCATAATACGTTATCAACAAACGGATATTGGTTACCATCCGTTTGGTCCTGCGAATCGCTTAAATCTTTTGTAAATTCTTTAATTGACTCTTCATCGGTTACAAATTGAGTATCATATAAAGTAACGCCAAGAGATTTAATAAGAGCTTCAAGAGCAACAGATAAACCAAAATCATTTTGGATACTATATTCACCAAACATCATCATACCAGATGGGTGTAGCATCGAACGAACGACTGATGCATAAGTATCTAACTGTTTGTCAATACGAATAACGTATGAAAACGCTTGATAGTAATATGAGTCTTGGATGAACATTGAATCATCCAAAAATCCATCGTTAGTTTTATAATAACCTGGATATTTAGCAATTGCACCAAGAGATACATTCAATAGCGCTGGGTTTCCAGTTAAAGTGTCTTTAGCATCAACGAAGAACTGTCGAGCAATTGTACCAACATATGCACCATCGGAATACTCTGAAGACCAATAATCACCATAGTTAAGATAACCACCTTCTGTGAAACCATTCAAACCATCAGAAAATTCATAGCTGTAATCAATACCCAGTATTGCTTCTGCATCTGCACCAGAGCCAGTATCGCCAACTTGAGGGATAATGTTAACGAATGCAGTTGTATATCCAGTACCATGAGTGTCCACCACAATATCTGTAATAACACCGCCACTTACAACTGCGTGAGCAGTTGCTCCAGTTCCATTACCACCAATTAATACTGTTGGCGTTTGAGTATAACCGCTACCGCCAGAAAGTATATTAACAGAGCCGACAACATCTGGAACTAAAGAATATGTGATAGATGCTGATGATTTATTTGTTTTTGTTTTTCGTGTACTTACCGCTGATGATGGCAGAACAGTAACAGAAAAATCTGTGTCATATCCGATAGCAAAACGAATAATGTCAAGGTTTACTAAACCACCAACATCATCTGTTTTTGTAACCTTGAACCAGAAAGCAGTACCATCACCAGAAGAAACTTCAAAAACTTGACCTGGTTTGAAACCAATACCATGTTCTTGAACTCTAATTCTAGCAGTACATGGCAAAATTTGCCCTTGGAATTCACTCTTGTATTTTAGGGTGTCTCCTGGGATAATAGAACCATAGAAATTTCTATCCAAGAAAAACTCATATACGTTTTCGCTAAACTGAACGACTTTTTCTACGTTTGCTGTAATTTTATTTAATGGCGCAGTAGAATTAGTTAAAGAAGTTCTAACAATTTTCTTTGATGTTTGAATATCAATACTTTTACCGACTAACGAAGATGGATCCCCAATATCAACTCTAACAAAAAGAGAAACGTCTTGTTGCCAACGTCCATCGGATACTCGTAGCATTTGCTTACCTGGATAATCCATGTAAACATCTCTACCATATAAAAGTCTAAACAATAGTTTATATGAAGCCTCAGAACCTTTTGATAGATATTGATCTTTAATGTTCTTTAGAAGATACTTCTCAGTTTCTACGCTATCACTTAATGGATAATTATGAGCCAGTTCAGCTTTAAAATATTTAACAAATTCATCTAAAGTTTCGTCAATATCTCTAATCTTAGATAAATCAACATTCGATTTATCTAAGAAGTCATAGTACGCTTCAACGAAAGCTACGAATGTTGGGTATTCGGCTCTAATAAACTCTGGCAGCTGACTCGCCACCAGAGTTTTTAATTTAGCACGAACGTTAGTTTCAATACGCATTAAACGTTCCTGATAGAAGTAAAGATATAATTCTTACCAGCCTGATTAGAACCAGCAGAAGTCATGTCATTGACAACATTAACAGTTAGATAATCTCTTGCAACTTGCACAATCTGATTGTATGCAGTAACAACGTCATATGATTCTGGTTTTAGGATTAATTCAAAGCTGGCATCAGCCATTGAAGTAATTGTTAAGTTTCTAATAATCAAAGAACCAGTTTCATAGTTGACTGAACCAATAGTTGGGTCAACGATAAATTTGTTCTGGTTGGCATCAAAATAGAATAAACGTAAATTACCTATACCATCGTCATCAATATAATGCACATTAGCAGAGTTTGGAATATAAAAACCAGTAGATAAAACGGATTCAGCTGGAATAGTTGAACGATAGATTGGGTTAATCATATTCAACTTATATTCAGAACTGATATTATATCGTGGTGTAAACTCTCTACGAACTAGAATTTTAGTTGTGTTGTTTACAAGAGCTTGGTCAGATTCATCGATAAGTCTAACCAATTGAGAATAGCGTAAGACACCATCAAACTTTTTAAGGTTAGTATCATCATATTCATAAATTGAATCGCGAATAATTGTTTCTAACTGAGCTGGTGTTTTATCTGAGATCTTAGAGTTATAGTAAGCAGTGACGTCAATTTGTACATTGAAATACTCTGGATCAACGAATTCTGGTGTAATAGAAACAATAGATTTCGGCGCAATAATGTTGTACCTAATATAATCCTTTTGAGCTTGAGTTAGTTTTGTTGTGTCTGATGGTTTAATACATATAAACGTTTTTCCATAAACTGGAGGGTCGTTGTCTTCACCACCCCACACTACAATAGATTGTGCTTGAGGGAAGTTCTTGTAAATAAGAGACTTATAATCTTCAGTTGTAACTGCACGGTTTTGAGCAGCATATAATCTCGGTGCGTTGTATTTGATAGAATCAATAGTTTCAGAAGATGAACCACCCGATGCGGCACCAGAGGCAACAACTGTCAAACCAGAACCTAAAATAGATGAACCAGCATATGAAAAAGTATTTGCGCCATTCGGTGCTTCTAAGCTAGAAACGTAATATTCTAGAGACAAATAATTACCATTTTGAGGTTTATAACCAACCGTGCCATCGCCAAAATAAATCTCGTATAAACCATCATCAAGTTCTTTAATGAAATATGCTTTTGTGCCAGAATCTAAAGAAGTCATAGATTCAGCTGGAGTGAAAACGATAAATGAATCTTCTGTTGCAGTTTCTCTTAGCTTAACTTTTAAAGTTGACATATCAACGTTTGCGTTTGGGATAATATATCTCTGTCCCTGAGAGATGTAATAGTTGTATATGAGAGGAGTACCCTCAATTAATTCAACGTCATTAAAAGTATAATAACCACCAGCAGCAACTGTTGTAACGTCGGATGTGTTATAGAATGTGTATGAGACGCCATCAATTGATGTTAAGAACGGTTGACCAGAAGGTAAAGTAACAACGTCTGGATTATAAGTTGGAGCAGTAACTGTGGCATTAACTTTAACCTTGGCACATGCTGCCGAGTTTGGGACATAACCCAACATCTTAGCGAGAGAAACGACTGATGCACGTTTAGTGGCAGAATCCAAGAACATCTCATTAACTGCAAGGTTAGTATATAATGCATTGTAATGAGTGTTGTATGCTAGGATATCAAGTAGTATGGAAAAAGAAGACCCATCGAAATCATAATCTTGGAATTGTTCTTGTCCAGCTAAAAATGATTTAAGATTAGATTTGATTGCATCAAAGTCTAGGTCACCGACTTTAATTCTTTTTGAATTTGCCATTATCGTGTTCTCTCTAAGATTAGTTCAAGAGTTATTGGTCGTTCTGTATTAACTATTTTAAACTCAATTGATACATACAGAGCATTGTTTTCTGGAGATGCAATAACAGATACATCTGTCAAATTAACTCTAGGTTCGAAATTAGATATAAGGTCAATGATTGCTCTTCTGACCATATGAGCTGTCATAGGGGTCATCGGATCAAACAATAAACTTTTTACAGGTGAACCAATTTCGCTATGAAACGGTCTCTCGAAGTTCCTTGTTAAGATTAAATTCTTAACAGACTGTTTTATAGCATTGTCGTCAAACCTGCGTGAAATATCCCCCGTCACTGGGTGAGGAGTAAAATTCAGGTCTAGATCAGAAAAAATTCTTGTTTTGCTCATTTGTATATTTAGTTATTCTATGAATGTGTTATTGGAACCTTCTGCACAAACATCACCGCATGCAATATTATCACCAATTCTTAGAGGCAATTTACCCTCTATTTTCGTTTTACTTGCACCGCTTATACCATTTCTAACAGATGATTCATGGACTGTTGTGCCGCAACTATGTGGTGCGTACAGATCCCCATGTAAAGCAACATTCTTACTGTTAACCTGAGTTTTTGATGAAGAAGCTGATATACTGGTTGGAGGGAAACATGCGTGCCCAGTTGATAATTGGTTGTCTAAAACTATTGCTGGCATTATCTCTCGCTTATGCTGTTATTAACCACAGTTTTTAACTGGTTTTTACCAACATCCCAATCATTGGTAACTATAATTGAAAATTGAGTATTCACAATTATATTGGATGGGGTGCTAGTTGCTGTTGCGTTGTAGTAAAATGTTTTATATTGCACCATTGGAGGGTGAAATGACACCAATTCTCTGACATTAGAAACACCATTCCAGTCATCCACTGTAATATAATTACCAGATTTGGATAAAAATGTTATATTGTATCCATCAAACGAAGAAGAATAATACCCACTAATGCTAGCAGAAGCCCCTGAAGAAAGAATAATATTGGTTTTTGGTTCAACTGCAGTTAACACAACATCCCATGTATCTGTTGGGTAACTAACAGTATCACTATATGATATTGAAACGTTAAAGGAAACCAGTTCCTTCAACGCTCCTTGACCATATATTGGGGTGCCAGGATCAATTGACCAAGCCATTACTTACCTTTTGGTGGAATTGAGTCAATCAAATAGAAACCATAAGGAATACCTTTTTCGTTTCTCTTATACGTTGAGTCATTAACCATAGTGAACGCCATTCTTCTGTTGTTATCTTTTCGATAGCTAATATGCATCCAAACAGAAGATGGATATCTATATTCTAAAATCATTTGATCATATGGTACTAGTCTTTCTAAAACCTGTATCAGAGCATATGTTTTATTATTTTTGTCTGGGTCAATAAGGGCTATATCAATGCAATGACCCTTACAGTGGTCCGATGTTGCCGATTCATTAGGAACAACACCTTTCAGGCGATATCCTGATGTTATAGTCCACTGCTTATTAAACCCAGAAATTCCACCTGGCAAAGACTCTAAACAAGGCTCAAGAACGTTATTTGCAGTTTCTGCTAGGTTACTTACAATTTCTTGTACAGTATACAAACGCTCTGGGGAGTTTTTGTTAATCTTTAACATCTGCGGGGTTAATCTATGTTTACCACCGACGCCACCAGAAATCATCATACCAAGACTAATATTTTTAGATAAACGATAGTCGTTTGTAAAGTCTTTAGTTGTTAAGATTAGAGAAGTATCCACAGCAACAGAGGTCTTAGAACCGCCAGAAAGGACTGCAGAAGAATCAGTAGCTACTGGCGCAGGTGCTCCGTCAATTCCTTCTTCCTTCGCAACCTTAGCTGCGGTCGATCTACCTTCTGGCGTATCCCAGTCATCTGGCGTTTCAATAACAGCTCTCTCTTCAAACTGTCTTTCTGGTGGGATGCTGTATTTAATAGAAGAATTTAGTGGTGAACCCGCTGCAGGCACTGTTAGTTCTGGACCAACCTGAAGATCTTCTAGATCTTTAGAACCGCTTGCACCCATACCAAAATTACCTTGGCCATAATCCATATTTGTAGTTCCACCAGATAGATAATTAGAATCTCCAGTAGCTTCAACGTTGGTTGTATCACCCTTAACAAAAACACCAGCAGTAGCTTGTACGTTCAAGTCAGCCTGTGATTTTATATTAACCTCACCTGCTTCCAAATTAAACTTCCCAGAAACCTTCATGTTAACGTTGTCGCCAGAAACTAAATTGATGTCATTAGCTGCACCAATATTCATATTGTTTCCAACAACAACGTTTGCATTAGCTGCAACTTCAATATTAGCGTCTGATCTAGCAAAAATATTTGTATTACCATCCACAGTAATGTTACACTCACCAGCAACGTGGATACATCCATTCTGTTCCATTAAGATGAAGTTATCACCAACAATATAATTTACTTGTGTTCCGTTGGCATCAACTTCAGTAAATGTACCAGAGCGATGATATGTGTGAACACGCTCTTGACCTGGTGTATCATCAAACTCTTGGACGTGTCCAGATTCAGTTTCAAAAACTTTGTTGTACGGATATTTGGCACCATATGGTGCTGGAGGTTGATCCCAAACCCCACCAACAACACCCTTCGGTATTGATGTTATTCTAGTCGAGTCCTTCAGCTTAACAACAGTGCCTTCAATAACACCACGTGCTAGACGGTTAACATCAGACTCCCCAATATATTCTTTTAAAGGATACTTGTTATTTGGATCTCTGAATCCAATACCAAACGAACCAGAAGTAATTGATTTGTTCGATGGTCCTGGTTTTGTACTAATACCCTCAAGAGGTTCTCCTGGCGAAGCTGCACCTGCGTCTTTAATAAATCCACCAGAACTTTGAACACCATAAAAGTATTCATAGTACGATAATTTTCTTGCAGCAATATCTGGTGTATTTACACCAACAGCTTTTTTAGCTGCATAAAAGTAATCTGGGTGTGCGTTTGGGTTAATAGAAGATGAAACTCTATCTTTAATGTAGAGTGCTGAAATAATAGCACTAACCTCAATATCGCTAACCAGTAAATCTGGATTATTAAGAATATCAGCATCTAAACCAAGGGCTTTGGCTTTATCTGCATATCTTTTATAATTACTCTTACCAGTTAATTGGATAAACCCTCTGCCGTAATAATTACCAGCTTCTTCATCTGTTAAATGACCAAAGAAACCTTTACCACGTTTTGTTGGTCCATAACACCAAGAAAAGAATTCTTTCCTAGAAACACCTTTCTTCGTTGCATTAGAATATTTGTCTATATCTTCAGGCGTGGCGAACGAGAAAACTTGTTTTAATCTAGACTCAGTATAGTTGTATGCTTCTTCTTGTGGAACCCACCCAGATTCACCACCAGCAATACCCAATAATGCGCACTTCTGTTCTTTTGTAGTTAACCCAACTTTATCGCATGCTGCAATGATAGCTTTAATACCTTCAGTCGCTTTAGTTGTCGTTGTTTTAAAATTTGGCGGTGGTATTGTTGGAATATCGTTATTTGTCGGAGAAGACTTAACAGATACATTACGTTCAGTGGCGGAAACAACAGCAGTTTTAGATTCAGCAACAAATTTTGTATTTGACAATGGTGGCAAAAATTCTATAATGTTTTCACCGAAATCTCTAACAACGCTGGATATAGTTATTTCAGTACCACTATCAATAGAAATAATAGTTGTACCTTCTTGAATACCATAACCAACAACACGCATGTTAGCCTGCAATTTGTTAGTAATATCAGTTCTACCAGCAATCGGGTCATAGACAGTTATTTTATTTCCATTATTTTTACCTGGTATGGATCTAAGAGTAATTTTATCTAATGCGTCTGATTGAATAATTGGACCAGAATCATCAAAGTCAATTGGTACAGGTTCAGTGGCAATACCACCAACAGCACCAAGGATAAGACCCTGTTGCATAGAATCGTCTAAGTATGTTACAACTACTGATGTTCCCTCAACTGGACCAACATAACTAAAACCAATACCATTCATAGCTGCAGAATTTGATGGTTGCATAATAGCGCACCATGGCAAATCTGATGTGGGCAATAAGTTTTTATCGTGAGTGTGTAAACCAACAACTCGGACTTGACAGCGACCCAACTCTAGAGGGTCGCTTCTATTTTCAACAATACCAAAATAAATATTCATCTTTTACCTTAAACTTTTCTAATTAAAGAATCTTTGATCAATTCCATAGTGCAATCATGCCCCTGTACAGTTATAGTATGATTTATTGCGCTTATTAGATACTTGCCAGATAAAGTTTTATCAATTATATCATCGGTTGTATCAGACTTTTGAATTGGTCTATTTCTATGTATTGTTACTTCTGCAGTCATACCAACGGTGTAGTCAGTTCTACCAGGGACTGTGATAGTCATCTTGTTGGATTCTGCCATCTTTAAAAAAGAAATTCTTTCTTGAACTATTTTTGCGTTTGTTGTATCACCGAAACTAGTAAATGTTTCAAACGCACGAGGGTAAATTATATGCTTTGAATCAACCCTGATCGGAGCTTTTTCTGTAAACATTGGATATTTGTTTAAGTGAGTTTGAGACTCAAATCTTTTTAAAGCGACGTAATTCCTAACTGTATATGTTTTTTTAGTCGAATCATACGATATTAATTTTGAAGACAACATACCTGATCTTAGCCTGTCAATAAAATCGTAAGAAACTGGAACATCATATTCTGCGATACGTTTATAATCTTCTAAGATATTAAGAGCGTTACCACCAAGAGGGACAGTGTCGCGAGTGTACTTATCTTTAATAAACTGCTGTATTGGCGCTTTTTTATATAAGTTTTCCAGAGATACAAAATTAAACCCATCTCTGTTTTCAAAGAATAAAAACGAAGCAGACTGGGATTCTGAAATGGCGTTGTCTGCCAAAAAAGTTAAATTCTTAACTGGCGACCAGAAATTTGAAATATACTTTATAGAGTTACGTGTATTCTCCACCACAAAGTTTTTCTGTGACTCTATACCATCCTGTTTATCTAAAACAAATGGTGGGACAATGTCTGAAATTTTACCAGAAAAAACTTTACTTATTTTTTTATTGGTATCTGCTATTGATTCAACAGAGATAAAAAATAATTCATAAACCACTGACCTGTCACCAGTATTAACTCTGTCTGACATTCTATAGACGTGGAATGTGCCTTCAATGACACCCCCAGGGATCGATGGCGTTGACACTCTTAGTTGTAAATATTCTTCCCCAATTAACGGGAACACGTTAGTTAAATCGTGTGCGTCTTTTAAAACAATGGAACCAGTAATAAATGGCGAAAATATATCCTCAAAAATTTGTATTTGAAGTAATTGTCCAAGAACGTCTTGAAACACACCACGGCTGGTTGTGATTACAAGTTTGTCAATACTTACATCACCAGCAAATCTTAGATATTTTTTTGTATTAGCCATTACAGAAGTTCTTCATAATTCTTTAAAATAACCTCAAGAAGTTGCGGTGAAATTATTTTAATTTTACGCTTTTGATCATTCTCATAACGGTGCACTTGAGCTCCAGTAACTGGTATTGCACCCTCGTCTGTTGGGTTTACTCTGAGACCTTTAGAATTTATAAAATAAATTGGATTGTTTTCTCGCCCAGTAGTATTAATAATAATTGGAATAGAACCAACACCGCTAGTTTCATCACCTTCACCGAATTGAGTTATTGGACCAAATTCTTCTTCCATACCATATCTGAACACAAAGTATTGTGTGTTTTCATCAAGACCCAAATAATCTTCTGGGAAATTAATATATTTTACAAATTTTCTAGTTTCATCAGATAGTTTAATTGTTACTGGTGCTGTTAAATATTCAGCCTGAAACGGTAATGGTTCACCTGTAGTTATTCGTAGGTGAATATAAACGTGGCCATCTTCGTGCACGTCCCAATACCAATCATTTGATCTCAATTCTGGGTTGTACACCTCAGTTATATGTCTTTGCAAAACAGTTTCTTGCATAGGGAAGTCTGTTGCGTAATCAAGTTTTTCATTTGCCAACATAATAACCCAATGATATTCAGGAGAACCATAAAATTTTTCAGCAATTATTTCTGGGGTTTCGCCATCGATGATATCATACTCGTCATATAAAGAAACATTAGCTAATACTTCTTTTTTTATTCTAATGTTTCTTGTAATATCTTTTACAACGCTGGTTTTAGTTACACCATTACCATAATTGAAATCATACAAAAATACTGGAAAATCCTTGAAGTACATTATAGACCTCCCATAGCAGTTTCTCTAGATAGAAGTTGTAGTTCTCTAAACCCTAAAGATATATTGATCTGAGTTGGCATACCATTGGGGAATGTTGCAAAATTACCATTCGGCGTGTAGTTTATACTCATCTCTTCCAGAACACAAGAAGTGTGTCTATGTAAATTTGGGTTTTCTATTCCATTTGTATAATAGATTATATCAAATTCGGAAGGGTATATGTAAACATAATTCAGATCACTCTTAAATTCTGGATGCATGTGAATCTTAAATTCTCTAATAATGTTCATAATATATGCGGCTTCGTCTGCTGATCTAGGGTAGAATTGATAATCAAAAGTGAATTTTCTAAAATCAACACCCTTGAATGTTTGTTCTTTCTTTGGGTTTGCTGCAATACCAAGCGCAGCGCTGACTGCTCCAGAGTTAGGTGCTTTTTGTAAGGCAATTGCTGATGCAGCTTCTACACCCTGAGAACCCATGTCGGTTAATTTGTTGACAGCACCTTGACGATTTAGGGCTGCCTTAACTGCATCACCAGCCATTTGTAAATTAGCGGTATCTTCCTCAGACCATTGCATACCATAACGAACTGAGAGTTGGTTTGGTATGTGTAACGCGATAGCTGTTTTTAAACGTCTCTGTGAACGAGAAGCGTCTGGAGCCATAACACCAGCGACGCCAGTAATAGCTGCCCCAGTGACAGTAGCTCCAGTTTTAGAACTAGATCCTGTAGCACCACCGTTAGCTGCAGCGAATATCTGTGTACCTGCATTTGCAGTTGCCAGCTGGCCGACTGACATACCTTTACCAACAAGCGCTCCTCGAAATCTTGGTTCTGTAGTTGGATCTAATTCAACCGTAGCTTCTTTAATATTTAATCTAGAATCAACAGCGACGTTAATATAAAATATAGCATAATTACCACCATAAACTTCAGACATAAGATCTGATGGATACATGTGTTGATTGACTGAGTATTTCTGCGCGTCAAATCCCCCGCCATATGCAGGAACATTTTCTTTATTGGTGTGGGCTTTGTGAAAGTCGGAAGCTGTGTTTGCCGCAGCTTTATATCCAGCGCCAAGAAAGTCGCTAGTTTTATCAACAGCGCTTCCGATAAAACTATCAATACCTTTACCAAGTTTTTCTAACATAGGGTTTCCCTAAATACGTTTATTTACAGACTATTATTATTTATGTTCCATAAAAGAAAGTACATTCCCAAAAACCCAGAAAAATACTCTGGTGATCCAAATAACATAATTATGAGATCTAGCTGGGAAACTAAATTCGCCAATTGGTGTGATTCAAATTCTTCTGTTTTACGCTGGAGTTCGGAAGAGACCGTTATACCATATGTCTGCCCAACTGACAATAAACTACACAGATACTTTATTGATTTTAAGGTAAAAATACAACAGAAAGATGGTTCCACTCAAACATATCTTATAGAAATAAAACCATTAAAACAGACATTCCCCCCAGATTACCCTGGGAGGAGAACTAAGAAATACCTCATAGAATCAGCAAGTTTTATAAAAAATCAAGCGAAGTGGAAGGCTGCTTACGAATACTGTAAAGACAGAAACTGGGTCTTTAAGATTATCACGGAGAAAGAACTCGGCATTTCCAACTAAATATATATATGCCGACGCAAATAAAACAAGCTAAAACCGCTGCACAGTTAGCGATGATGGACGTATTTGAAAAGAACAAATACGACCTATATGTCGCATTCAGAAAATCAAAGGCTTGGTATGAACAGCAGATGGTTTTACTTATGAAACAAGGTATTATGCCTTGGACAGTAATGAAAGGAAACCCATCCCAACTTACTGTTAAGATTATGCCAGGTAAAATGTACATGTTCGTGTACGACCCAGTTTCAAAAGGAAATCTTCCATATTTTGATAGATTCCCGTGTGTTGTTCTATACCAGAGAACTATTTATGGGTTCAGTGGTTTAAATCTACATTATCTTCCTTATCAAATGCGTATAAAATTGCTATACCATATGATGCGTTTTAGAACAAACGCTAAAATGGATGAGAATACTAGATTGAAGTTTCAATGGCAATCTATTAAGGGTGTGTCCAAATTCGCAGCCGCTGTGCCAGCTTTCCATAATTATAACTTTGCTGGATTAAGATCTCAATTCAGAGAAATACGTGCGTATGATTGGACTACTGCTGCATTGCTCCCAGTAGAACAATTCGTTAAATTATCAGATGATAGAATTTGGGATAAGTCAAGACAAATAGTTAATAGGATAAGTTAAATGGCAAATACTAGAAACAGAGATTTTATCTCAGAAATAAAAACGATTGGTTTAGCGAGAACTAACAGATTCACTGTCAGTCTAACGCCACCAGGATCAAACCCTGCTACTATTCGACGAGTTATGTTATTCTGCGAAGTGGCGTCTCTGCCAGGGTTGAATTATGCTACAACTCAAAATAGAGCATTCGGTGAATTAAGAGAAGTCCCATACGATAAGCTCTTTGATAATATCACGCTAACATTCCACGTTGATAAAAACATGGAAGTTAAAAAGATATTTGATAATTGGATGCATATGATCCAGAATCCATTAACCAGAACTTTTAATTACTACAACCAATATACAACAGATATGGTAATTGAAGTTCAAGACTTGATGGATAAAACAACATATCAGATGCAGATGTATGAGGTTTATCCAAAATCTATCTCAGCAATTAACTTGGATGCTGAAGCTAAAGATACCATGAGACTCCAAGTAACATTCCAATACAAGTATTGGATGTCTAATGGTATCGAAGAGACCCGCACTGGCCAGAAATTATCCACGGATATGGTTGATAAATACTATACAGATTTTACTGGGTTCCAAGAAAGGCTTAAAAAGGGTCTCGGCGAAGCTGGGAATTTTGTTACTGGCGCTGTTGGACAAACTGCTATGAGAACTTTCTCCCAAGTAACTTCTAGAATTCCTTCTATTAAATTTTAATTTTGGATTTTGTTTATGAATATTGATAAGTCGTTATCTCAAGTATTTGATATAGAAGAAACAACGAAACAAGAAATTGTTGAGTATGTACCTTCAGAAATAGTTGAATTTGATAATAAAGTTGAGTCTGATTACAATACAAGTAGAGATAATTTACACGAGCTTTTATCTAAAGGTAAAGAAGCATTAGAAACTGCCTTAACTGTCGCAAAACAATCAGAACACCCAAGAGCATTTGAAGTTGTTGGTAACTTAATGAAGCAACTTGCTGATATTAACCAACAATTACTGGACGTTCATCAACAGAAGAAGAAATTAGAAGAACCCTCAAAAATAAACAACAAATCAAACGTAACCAACAATTCAATTTTTGTTGGCAGCACAGCTGAATTGAGTAATATGATTAAAAAACTTACAGGAGAATAATATGGCTTTACCATTAAATGCAGCACCAACATTCACATTAAAAATCCCATCAACTGACAAACAGGTTCGTTATAGACCATTTTTAGTCAAAGATGAAAAAGCGTTAATGATTGCGCAACAATCAGAAGACACAACAGTCATGGTTGAAACCCTAAAGAGCGTAATCAAATCATGCGTTGTTGATGATATTAATGTTGATGATTTGGCAACCTTTGATATTGAATATATCTTTACACAAATCAGAGGTAAATCTGTTGGCGAGACTATTGAGTTATTGTTTGATTGTGATGAAGATCACGGTGAAGAGCTTAACAAAAAGGCAAAATCAAAAGTCACAATAGATTTGTCTCAGATTAAAGTTAATAGACCAGAAGGTCACACTAATAAGATTGAACTTTTCGGTGATGTTGGTGTTATTATGAAATACCCAACAGTTAATACCACTAAAGAATTAGAAAAAGATGCAAATGATGTTGATAGCATCTTCAACGTGATAGTAGAATCCATTGAACTAATTTATCAGGGTGAAGAATTATACTATGCTAAAGAACAGTCGAAAGAAGAACTATTACAGTTCTTAAATAACCTCTCCGCAGAACAATTTGGAAGAATTCAAAAGTTCTTTGAAACTATGCCTAAAGTTTCAATTGATATTCAATATACTTGCCCTGTTTGCGGTAAACACCACACTAGACTTCTGGAGGGTCTAACAAATTTTTTCTCTTAAATCTTTGTCATGATACACTAGCCAACTATTATAAAATGAACTTTTCTTTAATGCAATATCATAAATATTCGTTGGCTGAGTTGGAAAACATGTTACCATTTGAGAGAGAAATTTATGTACACATGTTAATCCAGTATCTAGATGAAGAAAAACAACGAATCGAATCACAAAAGAGGATGTAATTAAATGGCTTTAGTTACCACACAATCTAAACCGTTTATACAGCTAGTAGAACTTCAACAGAAGTCTGTAGATGCATTAAACAAAATTAAAGAAAGCGTTGAGCAAACAGCTGAACGTAAGAAAGCAGACTCACAGACTTTAATGTTGGAACAAACTAGGAAGCTAGTTCTAATCCAACAGGAATCTCTAAAACTAACTAGAAAAACAGTTCTTGATCAAGCCAAGCAGATGACTGACTTGACTAAACAGATGAAGAACTGGAAAACTGTTGGTGATAGACTAGGTGATATTAAACGTGGATTGGTGGAAGCAGCCGACCCAACGAACATCAAACGTAAGCTAATGAGCGCAATGAACGTTGGCGGTATGTTTGATAAGAAAATAGCTGACGCTGATTATATAAAAAATCAAAAGGTTAGAGGCAGCACAAGATCTACAAAAGAGTTAAAACAAGACGCTAAAGATATGAGAGCGTCTGGTCGCCAAGCACTTAAAGTCAATGAAGAAATTGACAGAATGCGTAAGACTGGTATGTCTGATGAGGACATCAAGAAGACAGTAAAAGGTAAAGAACTCTTCAAACAAAGAGATTATAACTTAGATAAGTGGAATCAATTAAATATTGGCACTGGCGTCCTTGGTAGTAAAAAAGGTGCAACAGAAAAAACTGCACAACCTTTGATTCAATTAGCTTCTGATAAAGGTAAAATAACACAATCTACGACCGACGTTCTGGCTGACCAACAACAAGCCAGAGAAAATCAACTAGAATCATTAAAAATTGCAGAAAAGCAATCAGACTTATTACAGCAAATTGCAGCCAACACTGCTACCATGGCTGGTAAGAAGTCTTCTTCTGCAGGTGGCGCCGAGGACTCTGGAACTTCTGGCGCATCGGCAGGTGTTGGTGATTTTTCAAAATCACTCAAAGGGATAGGAAACGCACTAGGTGGTTTAGGTAAGGGTGTTGGTAAGGCAGTTGGTGGTGCTATTGGTGGGATTTTCCAAGGTATTATGGAAGGTATTGCTACTGGTATTAAAGCATTCGCCAATATCAAAGTTTTGGCTGGCGTTGCGGTTCTCGGTTTATTGACTGGAGTTATTTGGGGGTTAAGTAAAGCCCTTGATAATTTCTCAAAAATAGAGTGGCCAACAATTGGTAAAGCTGCGCTTGTTATTGGTGGTTTAATTGCAGCTGCGTATGCAGCTGGTGCTGGAGGTTTAGTAATAGGTATTGGCGTAGCAGCGTTACTTGGTCTTGCTGGAGCAGTTTGGGCTATCGGCGAAGCTGTTGGTATAATGGGTGATGGTTTAGAGAGGTTCGTCACTGCGCTTGAACGTCTGCAACAAATAGATGGAGATAAACTGTCGTCAGTCGGCGAAGGTCTAAAAAATCTAGCTGGTGCGTTTGTTTCTTTTGGTTTAGGGCAAGCCGCAGAAGGTCTTGGTAACCTAGTAAGTAGATTCTTAACAATAGGTACAGATTCTCCAGTTGAACGTCTATTAAAAATCGGAGAAGCTGGTCCTGGCGTGCAACAAGCAGCAACTGGTTTATCTGGTCTATCAACAGCAATGAAAAACTTTGCTAAAGTAGATTCAGATTCAATGAAGGCTGTTAGGGAGTTCCCATGGGAACAAGCAACTAAGTTTGTTGCAGCTGGCGGTGCTATGACTATTAAAGGCACTCAAGTTTATGCCGCATCAAAAGGCAATGCTGATGAACAAGCAAAGGTTGATGCAAGTGGTAAACAATCTGGTGGAAAAACTAGCGTTAATACTGCAATCAGCAACAATACAACTCAACAGAATATTGTAAAACCAAAATCCAGAAATGATGAATCTAGTTATTCTAGATACATAATGTCTAGATTCTAAAATGATGAAAAGGGAGCTAAAAGCTCCCTTTCTTTTTGCCTAAGACTTATTAGTCTTCTGCGGCGATCTTCTCAAAGTAAGACATAACGTCTTCATCGTCATCCATTGCTGGTTTAGCCGATGCCTTTGGAGTAAACGCTGGTGCAGCTTTCGCTGGCTCAGGTGCTTCCATAGAAGCTGGTTCATCTTTGGCCAATTCTGCAGCAGACTTAGCATTGAACCCATCACCAGAAAGAACTTCATCCAACTTCTTCTTCAGATCAGCGTAAGACTTGAAGTTCTTACGATCTAAGAACTCAGCCAACTTATATTGAGCTTGAGCAACTTCAACAATCTTGTCGTCGTCACCTAGAGCAACTGGGTCAGAGAATACTGACTCATCATAGTTAGTGAAGCCGTCCTTCTTACGCATACGCAGTTTGAAGTTAGCACCTTCCCAGAAGTCAAACACGTTGACTGGTTTCTCATCTTCAAAAGTTGGGCGAGCCTTATCCATGATTTTATCAAAGATCTTCTTACCAAACTTGAACAAGAATACCTTACCCTCATTCTCTGGGTGTTTCGGATCAGAAACAACTAGAATGTTGGCGATGTAAGACAGACGACGCTTTTGGTTTTGCGCAATCTTCTTGTTAGCTTCAACGCCAGAGTTCCAGAGTTGAGTGTTTAGTTCGCTAACAGGGTCTT